CTACCATATTGAATGAAATGCTGTATCGGTCTTTATCTGTCATGTTGGGTTCTACCATATGCATCAATCCACTAGGAAATAAAATTAACATACCTGATGTGGGTGCATAACTCATAGAACCTGGCGCCCGAGGTGAATGTGGAAAATCAGACACAACCTTAACATCTTTATCGACCATATCTATGCAACCTTCATCACCGTCTCCCTTTATATAAAACACACCACTATACCAACATCCATTATGCATATGTGGTTTATTCCATGCAGAGAAATCGTTTACGTTAGCCCAAGAGTTACCAATATGTATCGATGTTTTTGTTTGGTCTAATCCATGAAAAGGTAATACTTCATCTTTAAAAAGTTGTTCTATTTTTCTCATTAACTGTTGTAAAATTGGATTTGATTCACACCCATCGTTTGATTGCCAACCAGTATATGCATTAGACACTCTTCTACCTTCAGGGTCTTTTCTTCTCATACCATCTATTGCATCTACACACTGTTGAAGATACTCATTAGTTATTCCTCTTCTTTTATCCAAGTTTGGGTCTAATAAGTTTCTTTCAAATACAAAATTAGGAAATAGTAATCTAACTGCCATCTAAATCTAACTCCAGTTGATGTTCTCCACTATCATCGTTTTCGCTTACATGAAATGGACACTCAGGTGGTGGAGATTCTTCTTTATAAAACTTGCCTTTAGGTGTCCAATATTCACCTTTTCTATATCCACCACTAGTTAAATTTTCTGCTCTATCTGATTCAGATAGGCCTGGTTTTCTAACCCACTCATCCATTGTTGCACCTGTTCCATCTTCTTGTGAATGATGTGATGTAACGGATGACCTATTTTCTGTGAATGATTTGTGGTCGTATTGAATATAACTTGCATTCCACTCTTCTCTTTTATATGGAATCACTTGACACAAAGGAGTTCCTTCTTTTATAGTAAATGAATGATTCACCTTTGGATAAAAGATTATCTGTGCATTGTCCATATTCTTATTGAATTTATCGGTATCTATAATTCCTTGCCAAGTTGCAAAGTATCTATTTTGAAAAAGAAAGGGGTCTAAGTAAAAACAAGAATAGCCTGGAGGTGTAACTACGTTCCATGGATTTCTCATTTTAAAGGCATCTTTAATCGGGCCTTCATTATCTAAGTATTGAAATGCACCTGCCATTTGTTCTGAGGGGTGCGAAGGTGATGCATAATCACCATTATCTACAACATGACCTCTAGAATGGTCATCATTAGTTTCAGGAGTTCTTCCAAACTTAACATGCAAATCTCTATTTGCAATTAAATACCACCCACTCTTTAACCAATCATCCATAGCAGGACATGCACGAATAGTAGTCGTCTTCTTATTTCTAACGTCCATTCCAACTTTAGCACGTTTCCACCAATGTGGTTGGTATTTTCTTGCTAAAACAGGTCTAAAGTTTTTTGTTGTTTCAGTATCGTATGTTGTGAACTCTATCGTTGGCACTAAACATTTCCTCACTATCTATTAATTGAACCTCGTCACCTCTAAGAACAATTGACCTTCTGTCTACATATTTTGCTTTAGGTGTTGGTGCATCTGCACCATGTGGTATTCTACCATCAAACATTAATAACCTATTAGGTTTGAATTCAACTTCACCTATCTGATGGTTTTTAATGTGTTCGTCTCTACCTTGAAGTCCAAACTGTGGTTCATCATAAAATCTTAAATTTCCACCCCACTCCTTGTTCCAAAATCTATTATAGTAATATAAAAAAGATAGATTCCATTCATCATGGTCAGCACAATCAGAGTGAGTGGTTCCATGTAATCCTTGTGTCTGACTATTCAATCCCATGTATTGAAATCTAATCCACTTAAATTGAAAGTCAGTTTGGATTCTTCGGTTAAACCATAAAGGTATATAGGAGTGATATTCATCTTGACCTTGTTCTAATCTTTCATCCTCTCTAAGAAAACTTGCACCCCAAAAACTATGATGTGGTAATCCTGTGGGATTTCTACTGCTTACTTGATTGGTCTTAGACCATATAGAACTATTGGTTAAAATTTTATCTATATGATGATGTAATTCTGTACATAGATAGTCATCAATTACATAGATTTTTTTAAGTGGTAGTTCTGTGACCTTGAATGGTTCATCCAAGTACACAATATCAAAATCAGACATACTAAGTCCTGGCTTGACTATCAGGTGCCTGTAAAGGTTGTGGAATTACACTAAGATACTCTTCGAAGTCTTTTAAGAAGTCTTCTCTAGTATTTAAAATCTCTTCTTCTACTTGTTGATAACAACACCAAAGGGCATCTATGTACTCTAAAACACGTCTTGCAGGTGACCTTGCAGGATGTGCTGAACCCTCTCTACCTGCAATAAGAACTTCAACTTCATTATCAAAACCATATGCATTACATTGATTATTAACATTTTCATGACACATGTCATTAAGACGTTTTAGGAATTGGTTGTTTAAAGAATAACCTATAGGAGGTTCAGAGTTTTCTATGTATAACTCAATAGCATCTTTCTCTTCGTCATTAAGTTTTATGTGGTCTTGACTATCAAACCCTAAACTATCGTCCCATTTAAGAACCTTGACTTCGATGTCTGAATACACCAGCATGTCATATTCAAAACCTAACTCAGGTGCATCTACATTTTCAAAACTGTATGAGAGACCATTAGGTTTGGTGATTCTCAATTCACCATTTTCTGTATATATTAATTCACTTTTCATAAGTTACCTCTTTCATATTATAAACTATAATGTGGGATTTGTCAAACTAAAATTTCCCATCTTTTGTAAATATCTAAATTATTTATGTGGGAATAATCCATACTTTCTACCCAAGGCCCACCCCTTGTGTAATGAATACCGTTGAAATCCCATTTAGTTTCAGGGTCATCATACCCTTCTGTAAATATATATCGTTCAGGAATCTTACTGATTTTGTCCGTCCATTCAAATTGATGGAGTTGTTTTCCTGTCCAAGTGTTAACCACTTCAGGTGTTAATTTTTTACAATCTTCATGTCCATTGTTAAATATCATTAGACTTGACCACAGTTTTTTGGGGTAATCGATATTTACCTCACCTTTAAACTTAGTGCCATCATGTTTGTATTGTGGATACTGAATACATGCAACAGCATCATCAGGATTTAAATAATAGAACATAGGTAATAAACTTTTTTGAAAGATGAAGTCATCATCAATGAACATACTGAATCCTTCATAGTTCTCTAAGTATGGAATTAAAAATCTACTGTAAGTAAACTCAGTTGATTGATTTGCATACTCTCTAGTGTATTCAGGTATCTTTGAAACATCTAAGAACTTAACTTCAGGTTTAAATTTTACCTGTTCAATACAGTGACCATTACCAGTGTCCTTTTCGATGGTGTCTAATATAGATTTTTTTGCAATCTCAGGCAGGTCTCTGTGTCTACTGTCGTATCCAATATAGATATTGAATGGTTTACCTTTTGCAAGTTCTGTAACCTTTTTATTGAATTCATATACAACTGGACGAAACATACCTACGTTCATTAAGTTTGTATTATACTCTAATGCACCTTCAATAAGTGTAAAGGAAACATTATAGTGTCCATTGTCTTTATTTAATTCAGGTCTTGCATCAAGTTTGGTTTTCCAATACTCTATAAGTTCATCTACAGTAACAGCAGGGGAATCGATTGCATCATACTTATCTATGATACATAACTCCATATCAGGGTCACCCATTTCTTCAAATACTCCTGACCTAACAGAGCCTGGATGTATTCTTAATTGATATCTGCTATCTTTAACAAGTTCTACCACTTTACCTTGAATTGGTGCCCAAAGACCTTCTTTTTGAATACTTTGAGTTAACCAGTGTGCTTTTGCAGCATGGTAATACATTGAATGTAATGACTCTGCATCACTTTCTGTAGGAGTGTATCCATCATTCCATGTGACTTCGTTTTCAATATCTATGTACTCACCATCAAGTGTAATGGTGTCCATACCTGCGACACCTTTCTCTTCATTTCTTGGTTTGGTGGTGTATCCTAAAGGTAGGAATTTATGATAACATGGTGCTTCATTTTTGAGACCGTTGAACAGTGACCACTTAGATGATTTGCGTTCCTTTTCAAAATCACCCCATTTAAAAATCTTAATTGGTGGAATGATTTCTTCCATGACATACTTCAGAATCTTATACGATTCTTTTTCAGAGTAATCTCTGTCTATGTCAATTTGTCCTAGATGATAATACTTACCACTGAAATCCTCAACCTTTGAGAGGATTTCTTTTGCAATATCGTATTCCTTTAAATCAATAAACATAATATAAACCGAATTGTTAAACTTACTAGTATTTAGTCACTAGGAAATAGGTGTTGCAGGCCACTGTTGTGATAATTCACCATCCCATCTTGCAACTGGAGTTCTACCCTGTCTTGCATAGGTAAACGGTTGTCTATGTTGATAGGTAAATGGTGTTTGACCTTGACGTGCATAAGTAAATGGTTGTCTATTTTGATAGGTGAAAGGTGTTTGACCCTGTCTTGCATATGTCACTGGTTGTCTATGCTGATAGGTGAAAGGTGTTTGACCCTGTCTTGCATATGTCACTGGTTGTCTATGTTGATATGTAAACGGTTGTCTTGCACTAGCAATATATGGGTATTGTCCATTTGCAATGTAAGGATACGGTTGTTGTGCATTAGCAATATAAGGCGATTGTGCATTTGCAATATATGGGTACGGTTGTTGTGCTGATGCAATATATGGACTTTGTGCATTTCTAATGTTAGGTTCTTGTGCTGACCTTATATTTGGTTCTTGTGCAGACCTTATATTTGGTTCTTGTGCAGACACAGGGTTTCTATAGGTAAATGGTGACCTATAGTTGTATGTAAACGGTTGTCTTGCATTAGCAATATAAGGAACCCTATATGTAAATGGTACTCTATAGGTAAACGGTTGTCTTGCATTAGCAATATAAGGCACACGATATGTAAACGGTGACCGATAAGTTACAGGTTGTTGTGCTGATGCAGGATATCTATTGGAATACGTAAATGGGTTTTGGAACGTAAACGGTTGTTGTGCTGATGCAGGATACCTAGCATTATAGGTAAACGGAGTCTGCACGTTTATCGTGCTTCTCGCATTTCCTGTTGTTATCGTCCTATAAAAACCTGTTGCCATTTTACTTTATAATCCTCATTATTTCAATTGTTGTGGGAAGAAACCGCCACCGCCGCCACCACCACCGTAGAAGTATACAACATTCTGTCTGAAGTTATACGTATACGGTTGTTGTGCTGTACTTGGTTGTCTTGCGTTTGCAATATAAGGCACACGATAGGTAAATGGGTTCCTTGCACTGTTTGGTTGTCTTGCATTAGCAATATAAGGTACACGATATGTAAACGGTGACCTAAATGCTACTGGTTGTCTTGCATTTGCAGGATACCTTGCACTATAAGTGAACGGTGTTTGACCGTTTGCTGGATATCGAGCATTTGCAGGATACCTTGCACTATAAGTGAACGGTGTTTGACCATTTCTAATATTAGGTTCTTGTGCAGACACAGGGTTTCTGTATGTAAATGGAGACCTATGGTTGTATGTAAACGGTGACCTATGTTGATAGGTAAACGGTGACCTATGTTGATAGGTAAACGGTTGTCTGTTTTGATATGTGAAAGGAGTTTGTCCTTGTCTAGCATATGTTACAGGTTGTCTATGTTGATACGTAAATGGTGTCTGACCTTGTCTAGCATATGTAAATGGTTGTCTATGTTGATACGTAAATGGTGTCTGACCATTTGCAATATAAGGTGACTGTGCATTTGCAATGTAAGGATAAGGTTGTTGTGCATCAGCAATATATGGTGATTGTGCATTTGCTATATAAGGATAAGGTTGTTGTGCATCTGCAATATATGGTGTTTGTCCATTTGCAATGTACGGATAAGGTTGTTGTGCATTAGCAATATATGGATACTGACCATTTGCAATGTACGGATAAGGTTGTTGAGTTAACTCTTGACCTGAAGCGTCATTCCAACCAGTAGGAGTTTTGATGTAAATTTGTTTTACAGCACTCCAAGTACCTTGTGCAGTTTTTACCCATGCACCTCTTGTAGCACTCCACCCTGTAGGTGTTTTTACGCTTTGATTACCTGACGCCATTTATGTTTTTATCCTCACTAATCTACGCAATTATTTATGCGTAGTAAATCCACAAGTCACCAACTGCACCATCACCTGATGAAGGTGTAGAAGTTGATTGATGTATATTCCTTGCAACAGCACCACTATTGTTGGCATAGTTTGTACTAATTTGTGTAAACTCTACGTTTGATGATGTTGAAACTGCCTGTCCGATACTTACCTGACCTGAAGAAACTGAAACACCAGTTCCTGCAGTGATTAATCCTTGTACTTCTGAATCTGTTCTTTCAGTAAATGATACTACACCAGTTGAACTGTTGTATGATAAATCACCACCAGCAGAGATTGAACCTCTTGCTCTTGCAGTAGTATGATATAAATTGGTTGAGCCTTCAGAAACATCGTCTGTATCATGGTTTGAAATATCTGAAACTGTTCCAGTTACATCTCCAGTTAAGTTACCAATAAATGTTGCTGCAACCATAGACTCTGAACCGACTGTCCATCTATCGTTGGTCTCATCCCATAAGAATGTTTTTGCAGCTGAACCACCTCTTGAGATACTTAAACCAGCATCTTGAGTAGGTGAACCTGATGTGAAATCAGAGTTTAAATTTAGAATGTTATCTGCAAGGTTGATTGTTTCTGAGTTAACAGTAGTTGTTGTACCTGAAACTGTAAGGTCTCCAGTAATTACAACTGTATCGTTAAGTGTAACATTACCTGTTCCATTACCACTTAATACTAAGTTAGTATCTGCACTTCTTGATGCAATTTGGTTTACACTGATATTGTTTCCAAACTCTACATCGTTACCTGCACTGTTGGTGATTGTTTCACCATCCAACATTTGAAGTGTACCTTTTGCTTGAATGATACCTGTACCTGATGGGTTGAACTCAATGTCACCACTACCAGCAGTTTTCATTTGAAGGTTTTGGTCACTGTCAGCAGAAACAACGATTGTTCCTGAACTATCTTCTAATACTTTTTGTCCGTTAACATAAAGTGACCCTGGCCCGACATATACGTCTCTCCATTGATACGATGCTGAACCTAAGTCGTAGGTAACATCTGCACTTGGAAGAATATGTCCTGAAACTGTTGATGCACCTGTAAGTGTCATACCTGCAAATGAAGGTGAATCTGAAGTTCCTACTGCCTGACCGATACTAACTTCACCACTTGAAACTGAAACACCAGTTCCAGCAGTAATTTTAGATTGAATTGTTGCATCTGAAATTACAAGGTCAACTGCACCGTCTCCTGCATCATCGTAAGATGCAGTAATGTTTGTATGTGAACCGTTGGTTACTAATTGACCACCAACTATATCTTGAATCTCTTCTTCTGTCTTACCAGTTGATGAAATCGTGATAGTATCGTTTGTATCATCATAGGTTACTGTGGTTGAACCTGAACCCTGAATAATACCACCGATTTTGTCTGCGATTGCTTCTTGAACGGCAGCACCAACACCACTTGCAGTGATGTTACCTGAACTATCGATAACCTCTACGTTACCAACGGTCAGACCATTCTTGATTATAAAATTCTTTTCCCCTGCCATTAGATACTACCCCCATCAACTGTTGGTAATGAAAGTTCACCAGTAGATGAATTATAACTTAAATTTGATTCTCCAGTAGCAAGTGATATAGAACCTCTTGCTCTTGTGTTTGAAAAGTATTGATTCGTGGAACCTTCTGAAAGACTATCTGTGTCTAATTCTGATAATGCAGTTGCCTGTAGTTTACCTGAACTATTGATAACCTCTGTAGAACCCACTGTCAATCCGTACTCTATAACAAATGTATTCTGTGTTGCCATGTTTTGTGTGTCCTATAAAACTTAAAAGTGTGGTTTAACACTTGTATTTATGAGTTTGTGATGTTTAAACTACACCCCAATTTCAATTTTTTTAAACTTTATTGCAGTAGAGTTTGTAGAAGCAGGTGTAATTCTTAATCTCACATCCCCACCACTGATATCAACACCAAAAGATACTAATTCACTCGTGGTTCCTGCAAGTACAGTACCGAATTGAGAGAAATATGCATTTGTACCATCGTGTAGTACATGTATCTCAGTCATTTCGTAATCACCTGCAGTACTATCTGAAATTGATATAGTATATTTAACGGATCGATACGTTGAAGAAGACCATGTATCTAAATTTGTTTCAGAAGTTGATGTAGTTGTTACACTACCTTCACTAAGTCCACTTCCTGCATCTTGAAATGTTAATGTTCCACTGCCATTGGTTGTAAGAACCTGTCCGCTTGTTCCGTCTGATGTTGGGTATGATATACTTGCACCAGTGATACTGTTTGATACATTGAGTGTCGTTGCAGTTAAATCACCAACTTCTAGTGCTGCCTTTGCATATCCTGAACCTGTAGTGTCTACCGTTGTTCCTGGCTCGACTTCTAGACCATCAAAGAGTTTCCATGTGGAATCTGATGCATCTCTGAATAGACCTGTATACTCACTTGCATCATCTGATAAACCATCATCATAGTTACCATAGAAACCAATATCTATAGTGTCACTAGAAGTGTTCTGATTTGCAAGTTCTAATAAACTGTCTTCAACTGATGTGGTAGTAGAGTTAATGGTAATTGTCGTACCATTAACCGTTAAGTTTCCTGTAATTGTTGCGTTTCCATCAACACTCAAGTCACCGTTAGTTGCAAGTCCCAAGTCTGCAATAAGTTTATGTTTCGTTGCCATTATACTATTTAGTCATTTTTACCGTGCATATAAAAGAAGGGGGACATAAAGTCCCCCATCTAGATTGCATTTTTTGATTTTATGCTTCGACTACTGTTCTATCGAATTTAATCACTGTAGAACTTGTGGATGCAGGTGTCACGAGCAGTCTTACGTCTGATCCTGAAATGTCTGCATCAAAGGTTGCTAACGAGTGTGATTTAAGTGTGCCATATTGTGTCATTGTTACACTACTTCCATCGTGAACTAACACGATTTCAGTTGAGTGATACTTTGATCCTTCAGACATTGCAACGATATATCGTCCAGCTCTGTAATCTGATTTTGCAAAAGTATCAAGAGCAAATTCGTCAGTAGAGGTTTTTGTTGCATTACCCCTCTTTTTGTTTTTGTCTTGAGTTACCTTATCAGTTACAATCTCGTCTGTATCAGCATCATATCGAAGGTGTCTAATCAATTCTGCAATTTCAAATGCTTTTGTCTTTGCCATTATTCATCTCCTCCTATGAATGCCTAATTTGGAAAGTATCAACTGTAGTGTCAGTGTTTGCAGGTGTAATGAGAAGTCTCATGTTACCTGAATTCACATCTGAACTAAGTGAGAACAATGATGATGATGAATACACGTCACCGTATTGGATGAAATATGCATTCGTACCATCGTTAATCAACAATACTTCTGCAGCATGTGTTCCTGCAGAGGCGTGAGTTGCATTTATAACATACTTAATCGCTTTGTTTGCGACTCCATTGGATGATAAAACTTGGTCAGCAGTTGTTGCACTGAAAGTGTTAGCCGTATAATAACCTTGCACAAGATTTTGTGTGTCGGTTATTGCAACGACTTCAACTGTATCACCATTTACAGCATTTTCTGCAAGGGTTATTACGGTTGATGAAGTTGCAGTATAGTCTGAACCACTTATTAACTTAACACCATTAATAAAAACTTGTTCAGAACCTACTTGGTACTGAAGTGTGTTTGAATTATCATCTGCACCACTGATACCTGTACCAGTAGATGTGATTGAATAGGTGAAAGTTTCAATTCCTGATGAAGGAAGTGCAGTGAAACTTAACTGTCCTGAACCATCAGTTGTTAATGCTTCGTTAGAGTTACCATCACTTGTTGGAAAAGAGTACGCATCGTTAACAGTAAGAGTTGCAGGATTTGAACCAACTTCTACAATAGAAGCTGTTCCATTATCTGCCTCAGTATAGACCCTACCATGATATGTATTAATCGCTAATTCACCGAGTGATAAATCACCAGTGGTCGGCGAAGAACCTTGAGTCGAACTTCTCTTAAATTGAATTACTGTTGCCATTTGCTACTCCTATAAACGATTAATTATTGTTAGAATGAACCACCGTCTATGTTGGAGATAGAAACTTCACCAGCACCAGTTACTGAGAACTCTGAAGAAGCAAATGATGCCACACCAACTTGTGATGTAGAAGCAATCGCATTTTCAATAGTTATAGAACCGTCTGCGTTGGTGATTGTTACACCGTTAGAGCCTGCAGTTAGAGCTGCAAGTTCCATGTCTCCGTTAGAACCGTTACCAATTAATAATTGACCTGCAGTTGGAGCTGCACCATCGACTGAAGTAATTGAACCTGATAATGCAAGACCTGTTGCTTCTAATCCACCAAATACTGCATCCATTGCTGTACCTGTGAATACTGAAGAACTGTCTGTTGCATCATGTAATGCTACGAACTTCTCATTAGATTCGTCCATACCGAAGAAACCTACTTTAGCAGATCCATCGTTATATTTGAATTTAATACCTCTATCGAGGTTGTCGTCTGCAGAATCGTCACCAATTTCAAATACAGGGTCTGCAATTGATACTGTTGTTGAGTCTACAGTTGTGGTTGTTCCTGAAACTGTTAAGTTTCCTGTAACTGTTAGGTCATTTCCTACTGTTACGTCATTAGGTAAACCGATTGTTATTGTTTGTCCTGAAGCAGATGTTTCAATCTCATTAGATGTACCAGCAATCGTTAATGATTGTGAATCTAAATCAATTGCACCTGTTCCTGAATCACCAGCAACGTCTAAATCTTGAGCAGTTACTTGTGAATCAACGTATGCTTTAACAGATTGTTGTGAAGGGACTTTGACATCTGAATCAGAGTTCATGTCATCTTCGTCAACTAAGAAGTCAATCATACCGACTTCAACTGCGTTAGAAGCGATTGTGACTGCACCATTAGATGCAAGTGTCACGTCTCCACTTAGTGTTACGTTGTCAAATGAATCTGAACCGTCATGAACAAGGATTTGTCCTGATGATGGAGTAGAGATATCTGAGTCAGATGCACCTGCAAGTGTTGATGTTGTTGAAAGGAAAGATAGGTTACCTGAACCGTCTGTTCCTAATACTTGGTTTGCACTACCATCTGATGCTGGAAGTACAAAAGTTAAGTCTGAAGCGACTGAGTCTGGCGACTTAAGTGCAACGAAGTGAACACCATTGTCCGAATCTTCGTAAAACTTTACAGAACCACCTGATGTTGAACCGTTACCGACTTTGAAATCTGCTGGTGTAGCAGATGAACCATCAATAATATCGGTATAGAACTTACCACCAATCGCATGGATTAATGGAGTACTATTGTCGGAGTCAACTGATTCTATGAAAAGTTTTGCACCAGCACCACTGTTACTTCTGTCCTGAATATACGCCAATTCTCCTTCTGAAAGGTCTGACGTAGTAGGTGCAGAAACCCCAGTACTTCTTTTAATTTGAATTACTGTTGCCATTTTATTTCTCCTAAAATGTGTTTAATTTAAATAAGCTTATTCTAGTTCACATATCCCTAGAAGACCATTATATACCTGTCCACTCACCATGTGGGTCGTGTCTCACTGAATGACACCTTGATTTGTACTAGTATTTATAACATCTTTAACCTCTAACGAGGTCTAAAGTGCAACAATGTAGTCCACCTGATAACTCACGTGTGTATCTTAGAGGTACAGGTATACAATTAAATCCTTTCTTACCCAATTTATCCATTAATTTTACTTGACTTTCATTCACAAACAGTGTATTATGATTAAGAGAAAGAGTATTCATACCAATCATTTTTCCTGCTATCTTGTCTTTAATGACAGGTCTCTCCTCTACGATATCCTCATCATGTATCCAAATAATGTCCCAATCTTTAAAAAATACTGGTACATTGTCTTTGTTGACTCTGTTAGCATTAATCATAACTGTACCCTCTGATATGGGAACAATAGTTGTGTCTATGTGTGATATGTTATCTCTTAGAGAAATGTAATCAATATTTTTATTAGGAAATTGTTTTTCTAACCACAATCTTCCATATCGATTTGCAGTTTCGTTTGTTGCAATGAGTAGATTATCTCCCAGTCTACAGATATTTGCACCATCAAAAATAATATCAAATTCTGAATTCCAAGAAGGTTTGGGGCCTGATATCCATGTGTATCCTTCAGACCATTTTTCAAAAAATATTTTTTTAAGTGTAGATAGATTTCCGTACTCTTTTTCATATCGCATAGACCCTTCAACTATAACATCATCTATGACGACAGCACAATCCCTAACATTATAACACATTCCATTAGGTCTGTAAACCTTTACATTATTGGATTCTAGAATATTAACAAATTTGTTAAGTCCTTCTTCTGCCTCAACAAATATATCGTATATGAATTCAGTAGTATGATACTCTGAATAATTGTCTTGTTTTTGAAATCCTTTGAGTGTCCCTACAACAATCTCACGTAGTGGAGACCACTCGTCACGTGAACATAACATAAATTTTTTAAATTATCTAAAAAGTTCCACCATCTAAAACATTAGAGGTTTCCCACTTGTCTGTAGTAGCGTTATACTTCAATACACCTTCATCTGTTTCAATTACGTTAACATCTGCAAGTTCGTTAATAGATTTTGCAGACAAGTTTACATTAGTTGATGAGTTACCAACTGCAACCTGTTTTGCACGAATTGTATTGTTTGTTAATACTCTTGCTTTAATATTTCCTGCCATTTTATTACCTCGTTACGCCTGGTGTGACAATTGCTTGTCCTTCTATAACACGAGTTTTCTGACCAGCACTGCTTTCAATATTTAGGTCATACACGTATCTTCCACCTTCCAGTCCTGCAGTTACAGTATCGGTTAACGAGATAGTCACCTGTCCTGCTAATTCTGCAATAGACGTATCAAAGGTTGCAGCAACTGTAGATGAGGTATAAGTTCTTCTCACTTGTGCAGTTGCAGTGTAACCACTTAATTCTAAAACTTCCCCTGCAGAATCTGTAACGTCTACAGTAATGGAAAAATCAGTACCTTGGTCTATGTATATGTTTGCAATTATCGCCATAATACTATTTATACACTCGTGTTACTTGGATTCTTAGAGAATCTTGCAGTAGGAACGGACTGGTGAATTTTTTCTAATGTTCCACCATCGTTTACATATACTTCATCAAGTTTTCTAAGTGTTCCACTATCATTCACAAAAACACCTTTAACCTTTGCAACTGGCCCAACGGTTCTTGTAGTTGGGTAGGATACTTGATAGGTAAATGGTGACCTTATAGTATAAGGAATCTGATATGCAACTTGATAGGTAAATGGTGTTTGACTATTTGCAATATACGGACTCTGTGCATTTACAGGGTTTCTATATGTAGAAGGTGACCTATGTTGATAGGTAAACGGATTCCTTGCATTTGCAATGTAAGGATATGCCTGTTGTGCAGACCTAATATTTGGTTCCTGTGCATTTGCAATGTACGGATAGGGTTGTTGAGCATTTGCAATGTACGGATAAGGTTGTTGATTGTTATACGTGAAAGGTGTTCTACCTTGTCTAGCATACGTTGCAGGTTGTCTGTTACTATAGGTAAATGGTGTTTGACCTTGACGTGCATAGGTAACAGGTTGTCTATTTTGATATGTAAACGGTTGTCTGTTCTGATAAGTAAATGGTTGTCTACTCTGATACGTAAACGGTGTTTGACCCTGTCTTGCATAGGTTACAGGTTGTCTTGCATTAGCAATATATGGACTTTGTGCATTCGCAATATAAGGATACGGTTGCTGTGCATTAGCAATATAAGGCGTTCTACCCTGCAATGCATAAGGTGTTTGACCTTGTGCAATATAAGGATACGGTTGTTGTGTGGTTTGCAACTCTGCCATTTTTAGTTCTCGTTAAACTGTCCTGTAGATGCAATCAGTTCTATTCCACCTGAAGTATAAGTTGTAATATAACTGTCACTACTTCCTGAAGGAGTTGCACGGACTGTAAATGTTACACCATATGTGCCACCAATACCAGTTTCAACCCTTGAAAAGGACGAACCATAGTTTGGATTAACCTTTGCCATCCAACCAAATGTTGTGAGTGAATAATATGTTCCTGAATTATACCCATCGGTAACTGGTGTGGGCCCAAATGCACCACTCATACAATTACCTGAACACGATTGCTGAGATACTGTATATTTACATTCAAATGTTGAAGAATCTGTTACTGGAGACTGATAATTAATTGAGTCGGTATACACTGTTGCCATTTGTGCTGAAGTACCAGCTTTCCAGCTAACATCGACTTGGTTATTTGTAGTGTCTAAACTAAACCCCATTGTTGCGAATGCTTCAGGGAATCCTGAAGAGTTAACACTTTGACGAGGAACCCATGGACTTGCACCTGATGGGCCCCAAGATTGGTCTAGAGGACTGATGCTTTGTGTTCCAGTTGCATTAAACGTATAAGGTGTCTGTGCAATATATGGGTAAGGTTGTTGATTACTATACGTAAATGGTGACCTACCCTGTCTTGCATAGGTAAACGGTTGTCTATGATTATAGGTAAACGGACTTTGATACGATGCAATGTACGGATACGGTTGTTGAGCGTTTGCAATATAAGGTGACTGAGCATTTGCAATGTATGGACTCTGACCATTTGCAATGTATGGACTCTGTTTGTTTGCTATGTACGGATAGGGTTGTTGAGCATTAGCAATGTATGGAGTCTGACTATTTGCGATATAAGGATACGGTTGTTGTGCATTTGCAACATATGGTGTTCTACCCTGTCTTGCATACGTGAAAGGAGTCTGTCCCTGACGTGCATACGTGAACGGAGAACGATAGTTATAGGTAAAAGGTGTTCTACCTTGGTTTTGGTATGTAAAGGGTTGCTGAGCGTTTCTTATAAATGGTGTCTGTGCATTTACAGGACTTCTGTAGGTAAACGGTTGTCTGTTTTGATACGTACTAGGTTGTCTTGCGTTTGCAGGAGTCTGTGCAGGAGTCTGTCTGACTTCTAGCGATTGAGCATTTCTTACAGATTGACCTTGGTACGGTTGTTGAAAACTCGACCCTGTGTTTATATAGATTTCATCAGCCATATCATATCACAAACCATAAATGACCAGTTGCAGTACTACCTACACCTGAAGGTGCAGTAGATGTGGTCTCATAATCTAAACTAATACTACCTGAACTGTAACTAACACCGTTACTACCACTTAAGTGTGCATCTACATCAGAGTCACCATATTGAGCAGCAGCAGAAAATGATAATGTTCCTGCATTATCATCATAAGTAACAGTTATGTTACTGTGAGTTGCACTTGTAATCATAGATGCAGCTGCATCTTGTGCTTGTTCATCTGTGTAGTTTGCAGGTGCATCACCTGCTTCCCAATCACCTGTTGAAACATTATAAATTAATAACTGACCGTTTGTTGCACCAGTGGTGTTAATGTCTGAAAGACTATTTACACTATGATTAGTAATGTCTGATACTTGACCAGTGACATCACCAACAAATGCAGTTGATGTAATAGAGGTTGCACCTGTAATAGCACCACCATCTAAAGTAAGTGTTCCGTTTGTTGCAGTGTCAAAAGTGAATGTTGTTCCACTTGCAAGTGTAAGGTCATCTTCACCATACACTCTTCCTGCAAATTGAATTGTATATCCTGTCTCTAGTGCAACGGTTTTATCAGCACCATCACCATTTAAAATAATACCGTTATCATTATTATTGTAAATAGTGTTTAATGCAGTTTCTGTAAAGTATGTTGAGGTTGCACCATCACCGACAACACCTAAGTATGAACCAGTGAATGCATAAACAGTAATCTTATCACCATTAGTTGCAGCAACAACTAAATCAATTCTATCTGCAAGACCATCTGACACAGGCCCAATAGAATAATCATCACCTTCAATTAAGTGTTGAGTGTTTTTAAAGACTTGAATTCTGTTAGGTTTAAAAGATAATGTATTGCTGAATGCATCAACACCTTCGTATCTTGAAAGTGTAGAACCATGTGTTCCAGCAGTATAGATAAACTCCTGAAAGAAGAACGACTTATCTTCGATACTATTAATTGCATCTACGATAGTACTTTGTTTTTCAGTTCTAAGACCTGACCTGTCACCAACGTCATTAGCGAGGTCATTATAATTACGTCTAAAATCTTCTAATGTACTGTGATTGTCTACTGTTCTAGCCACTTAATTTCCCCATGAGTTCAGTTAAGAGAGACTTAATTTCACCCATCTCTTCTTTTAATGTATTTATCTCGTTTACCTGATTCCTAAAAATCTCTTTTCTTTTCTTTGCAAGTCTCCACTGTTCAATATCAGTAGACACGATTGCTTGAGAACTATCGTCTCTATATAAATGTGTTGCACCTTCTACTTTAATATAATCAGACATTATGCAACTGCAATACATCTCAATGCAGATACCAATGGTACTGTTGATGTATTGTATCCTCTTCCTACAATCTTAATGATGAACCCACTAAATTCAGGTAGGTCATCTACACTGAATTCATACTCTTTAAAGTTTCTTGCATCTGCATCAATTACTGTATCAGGTGAACCATCACTGTTGAAGAATTCAAAACCGATATCATCGATTGCAGATTCTTCATCGTTTTTGATAATCTTATACATGACCTTAACGTCTGTCGTTGCAGGTCTAAAGATATCTGCAGTCACCCTTAATCCTGATGCAGGTGCTTTCAAGTTAACTTTCTTAGTGATGTAACACATTGCATTATCTTCACCTTCTGAATCGGTTGAGATTGAAATGGTTTCTGCATCACTTGAATTTAATCCGTTTAATCTGTTTGCAATTGCAATTGCACCCAATGAACTTAAGTCTACAACTGGTGAAAGGTTTGAATTACCTGACACTAATTGTAAAGCACATCTAAATGACCTGTTCGAAGACATCTCATTCTGTTCATTGATTCTTGATGCAACGACACTTGGATATGAGAAGAACACGTTATCGTTCAATGCGATAATCTCTCCAGCAGTTCTTCTATTATATACTGTACCGTTGATATAACCTTCAGGTGAATTCATAGGAGTACCAACTTTATGTACACTAATGAAACAATCTTCAGGTGTTACATTTGGAATAACAGTATGCAGTGTATCGTAGTAATAGTTACGTGTTGAGTATACCTCATCACCACCACCAACTGTCGAATCACTTGCAGAGTAATCTGACACAAAGTCATATCCTGAGATATCAGGAGTTACTCTAAATGTATCCATTGTAAATGTTGAACCAATCGAAGTGAATGTTTGATTGATTGCATCAATTGGAATACCACCAAGTGAATCACCAACTGTATCGATAGTTACGGTAAAACTAAAGGTTGAACCAATAGTACAAGTGATAATATCACCTGCAACATGTCCACTACCTGCTTGTAGTATTCTTGTTCTTGTAATGTCTGCAGTTCCTGAAAGTGTTTCCACTTTAATTTCAAATGCAATACCGTTTTCAGTTACATCACCACTACCATTAGTTGTAATCGTTACTGCATCTGAACCAACGGTTCCACCATGAACAATGTCATAGGTTCCATCTGAAGGTAGTGTACCACTATCTACTGCATTTTGTACCTCTAATACTGAACCAGTTCTATCACCAGTCACACCTGAAATGGTTACATTTGATGATGTATTGTACATACCGTGAGTATAGTTATATACTTTAACATATGTCTGACCTGAAACAGTTTCTATTGGGTTGTTCTGCAGTTTTGCATTCGGTAAATCTAAGTTTTCAAATTCAAGATATCCTGACACTGAAGTGTCAAACTTACATGCTCTCAAGTGGAACTTGAGGTCATCTTCTTGTGCAGCAGTCCAAGTCGAGTTGTTCTGTGACATGAATAATGAACCTGCATAAGGTTGTCCTGAAATTGTTTGTCCAGTTGCAAGGTCTGTTTCACCCATTCTTGAATGGAACACTTCGTATTCGTTAGAGTTTGAATATACCACAAACACATACTCTTGGTTTGTCTCTAAAAATACTGGTGATTCGAAAGTAAAAGTGGTTGCAGTTGAACCATCTTGTGAAAGGTTAATTTCACTTGGATTCTTAGTTACTGTTGAGAATGGAACCACGTTAGGGCCTGGATAACCATTCACCATTGTTCTTACTTGTACTGACACTGGTAAGTTTGCATCTCTTGTCTTAAAGAACAAGTCTATGGATGATAACATTACTCCACCTTTTGCATCAACCAAGAATGATTGTGCAAGTGGGTCTGACCATTCAAAAAATAAATCATTACCAATATCAAAGATTGGGAAATCAAAGTCAAACTCAAACGGCGGGCCAGGTGGCGGTGGAGGTGGTGGGTCTGATATAATGACTGGTGGTACCACAGGTGGTTCAGGTGGTAACACAGGTGGGTCAATAATAATAGGCGGTTCAGGTGGTTCATTAGGTTCACTAGGTGGTTGTGGTATTGCAGGTGCAGTAGTGTCAATATTTGTTGCATTGACAACCTCACCTCTAGTTGAGAAGTTTCTTTCTCCTGAAAGTCTTTCTGTTACCACTCTACCATTTCTAGTAGATACAATCTCAGTTTGGTTGGATTGTAATAAACCTTGTGCTTGATAGATACCTGTTCCTGCAGATGAAGGACTTCTCTCATTATACTTAGATGAGGTAAGTTTTAATTCTCTCTGACCTGTAGGGAATCTTTGTGTATTTGAATTAGGTAATTCAAAGTATGCACGAAGTCTACCGTTACCATCTGTCTTAACACCTTTTCCAAGTGTTGTAGAAGAACCATCTTGTGCATATGCACTACTGAATGGTCTTACATATGACCCCACTGGTACGTCATCAAAATAGACGTAATGCCATGTGTCAGGTTTTAAATTTGTTGCATCAATCTCAATAGTCTTTGCACGAATGAAAGGTATGATTGAAACTGATACGAGTCTGTCGTTTCTTGATTCTACAAAGTCTTCAACAACTGATGTAGTAACACCTGTTCTTGTTTGAATCTCAGGTGTTTCTGTAATCTCTCTTGATACTTGTAAGCCTGGAACCCATTCTCCACCTTGAGTTGGGTCTCCACTCCATGAACCGTTAGATGATGCAGTAACTTCTGTTGAAATAGTTTGAGGTTGACCAACCCATGTGGTCTGCCATGCATTCCAAACTGTACCTAATGAGTTTGTATTCTCAGCAAGAACTGCATCGAAATTACCTTCTCTGTTTACTCTAACTTCAGGTAATCTTTCTGAATCGTTCCACACGTCTGTTTCAGGTGTGAGTTTAACATCACCAATAAATGCAAAGACGTGATATGGGTTAACATTGATTGCACGTGATGCCTTGTCTTGATTTACAAATGTAACCTCAGAATAAGGAAGTGTCAATAAGTCACCAGTCTTCTTATAGTTCTGAGATGTTGCACTCTTAAATCCAATATCAAAGAATTGTGAATATGATTGTGGTCTTAATACACCAAGTTGTGAATCAACGGAGTTCTTGTAATCAGGATGGTTTACATCACCGACTCTGTGACCTCTAAAGTTGTCTACTAGGAAACCTGATTTGAATCTATCAAATCCATCTCCATCTAAAATTTGTTTTGTTTGAGTGTCTTTCTCAAGTAATGAAAGAGATGTTACTCTTTCTAAGTTAGTCACTCTCTGATTGATTTTACCAATATCTTTCATGGTAAATCTTCTATGGTCTTGTGACCTAACTCTAATGTTCTTTAAGTTTTTGGTAAACGGAGGAATTGTTAATTCAAACAATTCGATAGCACCATCAACACTCTTTGGTTTGGTTGGAGATAATGCAGGTTCACCTGAAGAGACTTGGAACTTACCTGACTTGTGTAGGAAGAGTTTATCAACTCTTCCAACATAGAATTCAATGTCACCTTGGACACTTGAACCTGTTACAGGAGTGCCAGGCAAACTAGGATTAGTATCATAGTTATAACCTGTGTTAGTTGTCTCTTTGTCTCTTGAAGATTTATAACTTCTACCTTTCTCATATGAGAATGGTGCATATTCAATTGCAGTACTGATATCAGATACTGAAGATAAATCAGGGTTTGCAGATAAATCTATATCATACAACTGACCAACAACTGGTCTGAAGTCTAAGGCATCTGATAATTCATAAGTACCGTCAGGTTCTAAACCACCCAAGTCTACTTTGTTTGCAGAGTAGACAGGAATGTCTTTATATGGTACACTATATGATGTGACATCAAAGAAGTCACCATCACCATGTGAGAATTGGTCAAAAACAATAAGAATCTGATTATTAGGTGCAGGTTCTGCTGGTTTTCTGACTAATTTACATATATCATAGTAACCATCTCTCTGACCATCATCAAAGAAATATCTTGATGTGATATTTGGTGAACCTTGTGATACGTCTGTAAGTGTTGCTTGTGCAAGTGAATCTTGACCAACAACAAACTCATTCTCTTGGAATCTACCTGATATCATATACCAGTACGATGTTCCACCTGAGTTATAGTCAATCAATACAGCACGTGCATTTGATGTTTGTCCAACAAGGACTTCATGAAGTTGGAATGTACCTACTTCACTTGAAAGTGATGCATTAGGTGTAACTGGAGTTCCTCCAACACCTTCATAGATTCCTCTAATTTTAAATACGTCTGCAATACCAAGAGAAATCTCTTTATCTCTAAATGATGAACCATACACTCCTGTGTATGAACCGTTTCTATCACCTGAGACTCGTAATGCACGTCCTTTGTTTAAATCTTTTGTTCTTGGATTTGGGTCTGCAATTAATACTGAGTATGTAACTCTTAAAACGACATCTTCGTTTGCAGCACCAAAACCTGTAAGTGTAATACTCTGACCATCACCATTTTGTGTAGGTGAAGTGTCTTCATAATCTTCTATGTTTAGTGTATCACCTGCAGAGAATGTTGGAGAAGCTGCAGAACTGACATCGATAACTGCAATTGAGAAGTTATCAGTGTTTTGGTCTTCAAATGTACCCTCTGTTTGTGCAATAGTAATATTACCTGATGCACCAATGGTTTGTACTGTTTGTCTTTTAACTTTTACTAAATCTGCAGTGTGGTCTTTAACCCAGTCTCTAGGCCATGAGAAGATGTTTACTGTTTGGTCTTGGTCAATAAGTTTTACACGTCTTCTTTCAACATTACCTTGATATGCATTAGTTGAAGGACTTGTAAGTGTTAAACTGATATCGTTTGTAATTGATGCAACAATAAGTTCTTGGCCACCAAGTGGGTTAACAATAATGTCACCCTCTTTAAGTTCTGATGCAAATAAAGTACCTACACCACTAACTGCAGTGCTTGATGCAGTGAATACTAGTGTACCTGTTAGAATTTTAACTGCATCTGTATTGATATCTGCAGTAAAGGTTTCCCTTGAACCATTTGTTGGTGCCTGTGTAATAGACCTTGTACGGTCAATGTTATAGTTTCTTGGTGTACCATCAATACTACATGCAAAGTTACCTGCACCCTCAGAAGAAAGTGAGTCATTTGATGAGAAGTTTCCTACTACATCATGAACATAAAGTGCATCTGAATTATTATCATACGCAACAATACCAGTAGCACCTGTTGCACTACCTGTTATCTTATCACCTGCTTGTGCAGTACCTGTATGAGATGTATACGGTAATTTGGAGAACATCTTAATGTCAAACATTGACAAATCATATTCTGAATTACTTGCATAGACACCACTTGTGTCTGAACCGTCATGCAATTCAATATCTCGTACTCTTGCATAACCGATAAAATCTTCAGAGTTTTCTGTTCCGTCTACTGCAACAACACTAGGCCATAACTTACAGAATTTGTAAGGAGTGATACCTGTACTGTTAACACCTTGAATTACTTCAGGTAATCCGTGTGCATTTGAAACTCTTAATTTATTACCTAAACGAATAGGTGATTTTGCATTTGATAACGACTTAGTTGAACGTGCCTTTGAGAAAGGAATTGTTGTAGTACCAGTTTTGTCAATTTCAAAACCTCTAACATATGCCTTACCAGGCGATACTTGCATTACAAACTTATCTTCTTTACCACCTGAACCTACAGGATAGAAACCTCTGTTGGTTGTGTCGTCTAAGTGTTCTCTTAATGATTGTGTAAATTGTCTAACTACAAAGTCACCATTTGCATCGTATGTTCTACGTGCAAGTGTCTTTTCAATGGTGTTGTAGATAGGATTGGAAATCTGTAACTCAATGATACCTTGATTAACTCTAATCAATTCAATAAAGTTTGCATCAGTTTGAGTGTCAATAGTGAACTTTGCAAGTGTTAGATTAACTTGGAATCTATCTGCACCTGCAGCGTTCTCGTTTGAAGACCCTTGTGCATTATCTTGTAATGATGAGTCTTCTGAATTAGAAATGAGTTTCTCTTCTATTTTTAGACCAATTCTATATGATGGTCTTGAACTATACTTTTCTAATAGTAAATGTTGTTTTGGAACCTTTACAAAGAAACCTCTTGTAAAGATAACACCTTCATCAATCTCTGCTCTTGAACCAACTCCGATTGAGTTGTTTGTTGATGGAAGGACTTTAAATTCGTTGTTGTTTGCAGATACAGCAGAGTATGCACCACCTGAATCTACAGTTACTTCCTGTAGTTCCTCACCTGCAGTGAATGTGTATTCGTTGTTTGTACCTGAAGTTAGATACTTAAAGAAGATAGTTAATTCGTCATCGGATGTTTTTGCAGAAGAATCTATAACCTTTGCAACAACACCTGAAGTTTTACCACGAATTAGTTTACCATGGAATGATTCTCTATATGTTTCGACAACGTCATCACCATTAGTATTTGGATTCTCAGTATCTACTTTTGCATAGTAAAGTTCTAAGTCAATACCTGACTGAACACCTGCAACAATAGAACCTTCTTTAAAGAAATGTCCACCAAGTCTTTCAACTTGGTTCTGAAGAATTGATTGTGACTGAGTTAACTCTCTTGCTTGTAGAGGTCTTCCTGCTCTGAAGAGAACCTTATGAAAGTTTTTATCTTCAGAGTAGTCATCGTAGTATGGTGATATATTTAAATCAGTTTTTTCTGGCATGTCCTATCTCTTTATTATATTTATTCGTCCCCATAAAGAGGACGAATGATTACATTTCAACAATCAGTTTGATATCTTCAATCTGATCAGCGGCACGTGTTACTGCACCTCTGTTTTCAATGTACATAATCTTCCCTGTAAATCTTTCTACTTCAGGGTGAGTTGTACTCACGGCACTTCCACCAGTTGTTGCAACCTGTACACCGTCAACATAGATAGTGTCACTATTTGCGAAGTCAACATATTGACCGCCTGAGTTTGCAACTGGAATGTGTGATACAACGTTAGTTGATGCATCAACTGATACTACTCTTGATACTGCAGCACTTGAACCGTTTGAGTTTGCATTCATGATTATATCATCAACACTAATGTTACCCACTGACGATACAGTGATTTCGTTGTATGCAGTAAGTGAATCACTTGTTGATACAGTTGTTGTACCTTTAGCAAATGGGTCTTGAATTAAACCAATTCGTCTAAAATCGTTATCTGTTGGGAAGTCACCTGAACCTTCGTTGAACTCAAGTCTTGAGTTAACGATAATATAGTTACCACCAAGTTCTTCAACTGGATTAGCACCATGTCCATATATGGGTGAAATAATTACTTTTGCAGTTGCGTTTGCACCTGAACCAATACCTGTGATTCCATTGATATCAATTGATGCACGTTTGTAACCTGAACCTGCAGTTGTTACAGTGATATGAGTTACAACATTACCTGAAACGTGAACTGTACATTCACCGTTTTGACCGTCTCCTAGGATTGCAACACCAGTGTAGTCGTTATCGTTATAACCTGACCCACCGTTTGTTACTTCAATGTGATGGACAGCACCATCAACTGCTTGGTTCTCAACATCCCATAGAGATGAACCGTCATCGGTGGCAGCAGTACCGATTCCTGTTTCACCATCTACTTCAGTTTGAGCACCTAATGTCTTAACTGGAATAAAATCGTTTGTTACGAATTTGATTGTATCGGATGCACCGATTGTGTACATATACTTCCATAGGTAACCTCTACCACCAGCTGCATTTGTATCAGATGTTTCAACTAATGCAGTAGGACTTGTACCTGTTGGTTTGACTGTTGATGCAATTACAGCACCACTTGAATCTCTACCAGTTCTAATACACTTGTAGACGTGATACTCATCAGTAATTACATAAAATCTTGAGTCATATAAGTTAGTTGCACCTGATGCTACTGCAGTATTTGAAGTTGAGATGTCATGTTGATACTCATCATATGATGTTGCACCTGTTGAATCATAGTTTCTTCTTACCAAACCATGTGTCACGTCAGAAGGTGCAACCTTCTTAAGTGCAATCATGTCTGCAAATGCATCTATCTCTTCACCAACTGCATTAGCAGGTGAAGGGGGTGAATTTTCATCAGTCCAATCGAATGAACGTCCTATAAAAATATACGTTGATGAAGCTGATTCATCAAAGTCTTCTTTGAATTGTCTCGCATTATGAGTACGAAACTTTTCGGTTATAATTGCTGCCATTTCTATCTCCTAAGATATTTATCTAACTATTTATATACTTATGCAGACTTTACATAAGTACTAAATGCAATATTTGTTCTTTTTCTTTCATGAAGAGGGTAATCAGGTATTACAGTATCAGGATAGTAATAACTAAAGTCTGATATTCGGATACCTTCTGATTTGGATTCTTCTTTTAGGAATGCACCTGTTCCATCTTCTAGTATAAAATCATCAGAGTCAGTCTCATCTTTTAAGTAATAAGCGATGTTATATGTCCTCTGACCTTGAATAGTATTTAGTGTACGGAATGTGTGTCCCAGTGGAACAAACGTACTGATATTATTCTCTGAAGACTGTTCGTGTACAAGTACACTGCCGTCTTCCATAATCATTCTATGATAATCTTCTGTATATATTTCATTATCAAATAAGTCAATTGACCTTTCTGAAACGAAGTACTCAAACTCTACTGGTTCTGTTGCAGATTCTAGTGTTGCAATGTCACCATCTTCCAGTAACATTCTGTCACCGTTACAATCTTTAACTATAGCATGTTCGTTTGGTTCAAATCTTAAATGATGAACATGTTCTTCCATCTCGATTCTACTACCATCCTCTAAGACTAGTACCTCATCTTCTTGTGTAAAGACTGAGAAAATTTTACCTTGGTCTGAAGGTCTTCTTTCAGGAACTGAAGCAAAAGAGTTGATAGGTGTTAAGTATTCATCATTATCATCTGCACGACATAAGTTCAAGACTGTCATTGCATCGTCAAGTCTTGGTGAATACTGTATAGGTGTATGTGCAAATGAGTTTATAACATTAACATTAAAGTGTCTGTTCTTATGAGAAGTGTCGTAGTACTCTGACCTTGCACCAAAGTCAATACCAGCTGGGTTTGTTACTGTTGATGCAATTAACACTCCACTGTTATCTACTGTAGGTATGTTATCTTCGAGTCCTGCATCTAACAATACAACCAGTGGGTCAGGTGAAGTATCTTCCATACGGAAGTAATTGGTATCACCTAATCTCCAACCTGTTGTTTGTTCTTCTAATAATGGTTTGCCACCATCTTCAAATACGATATCTCCATGTGGGAAGAAGTCGTGTAACTCAATTTCTCTTGATGAATTGTAGAATGCATCAGGGATATTTGTTGTGTCTCTATCTAATAATAGATAATCATTTCTTGTATCAGGGATGTCTTCGATGTGGTCTGTATCATTGATGAGGATTCTACTTCCATCCTCATAAAGCAGTTGTCCCTCACCTGTATCACCGTGAATAATGATAGTAGGACGGAATATAACTTCAACGTTTAATGAGTTATCTACATCGTCTCTTGTTTCAATGTTAACGTTCTGCAATGAATCGTCTGCAGAAATGATACCTGCAGTTTCATCTGAAACCACAACGTTTTTAATTGCAACCTCACCAAAGAATATGTGACCTGCAGGGTGGAGTAAATCCTTAACAGCACTTCTCCACTTGTTAATTGACTCACCAATCTTGACAACATATGAGTGTGTCTGATAGAATAAACCATCGTGGATGTTTGATGCTGATGCATCAAGTGTACTCTTATCTCCTAAGAGTTGTTCTTCAATAAGACCTTCACCACCAAAGTTACCTCTACCATCAAATCTGTTATTTCTTAATACAACGAATGAATCTGTAAGATTGAAGTTAACAGTTTCTTCGTCTAAGAAGTCACCATTTAAATCAGTGTATATAAGGATATGTCTGTCTGCATCATAAGATACAACGGTTGCAGTTGTGCCTGATACTGCACCTGTTAATTCTATACCTGTTGTTAAATTTGTTGTCGGTGTTTTGATTAACATTGGGTGTTGTGAGGATGGTGCAATAAGACCGTCTTCACTAAAGTTATAACCCTGTTCTTCTACGTTAACTGAACCTACACCACCAATAGTACTTGACCATGCAAATAGTTTTGCACCTGTACCACTAGAAACATTGACCTGTTCCATAGTTTGTGTAGTTTCAGATGTTCCACCAACAATTTGTTTACCAGCAAGGAATGTACCTGTATCAGTTGACCTTCTTGCAATAACTAAACGACCTTCTTTCTTTTCTATTCTAATAAGAAGACCTGTTGCAGTAGTTACACCTGATTCTGATTGATTTACCTGTTCACCGATTTGATACCCTGTAGCATTTTCTACATAAACGTATCCGCCTGGATACACTTTTGGTATCTTTCTATAACCGACACCTTCATCGATTATATTGATTGTTCTGATTGCAGAGTTTGTTGTTTCTAAGTTTGCACGTGTACCATCTTCGTATACTAGATTGTTAAACTCTTGATAGATGTCTACTTGTTGTCCTACACTCAACCCACTGTTGAATGTAATTCTATCGTTTTTCTTTGCATATCCATAAGTGACATCTGCTTCTTGGTATTCGATACCATCAACAAATACTCTAACTTTTTGGTCATTAAAGATTAGTCTGTTACCGTAATTGTCTCTACCATTGAATAGTGTTTGTCCTGCAGTTGCAGTGAATTCAAATTGTCCATACACATCTTTGTTCTCTAAGATGATTTCATCACCAACTGAACCGATAACAGCATGTGCATTACTACCGCCAGTTTCCCTGTTGTCAAATACAACTAACTGTGGTAAACCAATTTGAAGAATAGAGTTATCAGTAAGTGCAAGTGGTTTACTTACAATCATCGATAGTCTATCTTCTGCGATAGACACTACCCTCACTCTTTGAATGTTTGTACCAAATACTTCTTGTCCAACTCTGATTGAACTGTCCAGTTCAGTAGAGAACATTAAGTGTGTTGATGATTCTGAGTATTCTGTTACACAATATGAATTGTCTTCGTATTGTATTTCAAAACCATCTTCAGTTATCATTTGGTCTACTGTACCTTCTGTTACAGCAGAATATGTGTTATAATAACCATTACCACCATCTTCGATATAGATTTTTTCTACACCGCCAGAATTTACTGCATCAACAATTGTTCTTGCTGTTACAGCATCTTTATCTCTATTACCACCAACGAAATCTAATCTGTTATTAATTTCATACAGAGAACCTCTATCGCTGTTCTCTGAAATTAAACCTTCACTCGCCTTTCTTATTATTGTACCATCAGGCACATCTGTTTCTAATCCAGTTCCATGTGGTGAACTAAGTCTTTCTAATACAAGTGTTGCAGATTCTATAATCTCAATAATACGATATTGTGTACTGTGATTATCGAACTCAACAATGTCACCTCTATCAAAAGTTCCAATGTAATTTGCTGATAGAGTGTTGATTCCTACTTTTTGTTTGTCTGCAATTACAGCACCTGCAGTCACTGATTGTACTACTGTCTCTATTACAATGTTATCACCTTCATCTGTAACGAAGTATATTGATGACTTATCAAAGTTCACATCATTGATAACACCTAAGACACGTGCAGTAACATTGGTAACACCATCTCTATCTACTAGGTTTACAATTGAACCTTCAGTGAATGTGCCAATATGATTGTCTGTGATTTCTATTGAGTAGATACCCTTGTCTGTTTCTAAGTTGTAGACGTTTTCTACAATCGACTCTGCTTCAATAAAATCAGAACCTTGTGTGTATTGTACAATTTTATCTGTTGCAGAAGGGATAAGATTTTCATTATCCATTCTAACAACCATACGTCTTTTCTGACTATGGTTTGATTCTGATATTTGAATAGTTTGGTCAAAGGGGTATCTAATTTCTGCATCTTCTCCGTAGAGAATACGCATAAGGAACTTTAATGATTCCTCTGTACCCTTCTTCTTGTATAGGGTACTAATGTTCTTAATTGCAAGTCTTTTATTCTGAACATTGTTAATGTTCAAAGACGGCACAAAATCTTTTTGGAAGTACTCTAAGAAAGATTCTGTAGTATGGTCAATATCTGAATAATCTAAGAGACGATTGTTTGCAAGGATAGTATTTTCTTTAAATGATTTAACCTTTGCAGTAAAGTTACCATCTCTACCAGTAACCGTTTCTCCTTTTGAGAAACCATTACCTGAAATTGTTTTTAGGTATAGTGTCTGACCATTTACAACTCTAATTTCTGCAACGGAACCACTAACGGAACCATAAACATACTCTCCGATTTGGAAAGGAGTTACTTGAACACTATCGCCATTAAATTGTTTGGTTTTCTCCTGTACAATCTTAGAAGTGTAAGCATCAGGAGATGGTGCAACGGTATAGGGTTCCAAAAGAATGGAACCCTGCCCGTCTTCTAAGACAATATCCCCAATCTCCTCAGGAGATTCGAGGACTAGTATTTCTGCTTCTAGAAACTCAAAGTATGCCTTCAGAAACTGTTCAAGTGCAGGTGACTCCTCCCTTACAAATTCAGGTAAGAGAGAGGGTAATCTGTGTGACAGTTTGTCGACAATTAACTTTTCGTGAGACATCTAGAAACTATACCTTATTATTAAGAATTGTTGATTGTAGCACCTGAGTTTGCAACTGGTAACCATACGGAACCATTCCAAACTAAGATACAACCTTCACCCTGTGCATTCAACACTATTTGTGGTGCAGAAACACTTGAATCATGCCATGATGAAACAGTGATGTTAGCTGCAAATGATGATGCCATTCCTGAACAAGATAAGAACTTAATCTGACCTGTATCTGTACCGTCATCTAATGTGAAAGCAACGTCTGCAGTGAATGATGAACCATCTACAATAGTTGTTGATGATGCAGCCAAGTCTGTCGCAGCTGATGATTCAGTTACGATGTCATTGATTGCAAGGTGAGTTGGTACGTTTTCAAAAAGTTGACCAATAGTCATCTTCTTGTTTACTGGTGTACCGCCAGGGTTATCTACGATATGCAACAAATCATCTGATCCAATATCTGAATCTGCGACTGATGATAACGCACTAATTTTTTTATCTGCCATTCTATTTTCCTCCTAAAATCCAATTGAATGGGAAACTACTCAGGGGACTCCTGACCACGTGTTTCATAAGTTAATAATTTGTACTAGATGTTGAACGATATCCAACACCAGCACTACTTTCACCACTTGCGATGGTGTCTACTTCACCTTTGACTTTCACATCATCAACTGATATGTCAATCAAACTACCCCTTGTTGCAACGACATCGTTACCGTCAGGAATAATAGTGAAGTCAATCGTACTATCAACATTAACCGTTGAGGTGAATGTGATGGCATTGATTGTAATTTTTCCACTGGAATACTCAATAGTACCAGCAGCACTGTCTTGATAAATTCTTGTTGAACCTGATAGGTAGTATCTTCTTAGATTACCAGCACCATCTTCGTCAAAGTATTGTGTATTTACAGAATCACCTTGTATCTTAAAACCTGTGGATGATACAACACCACCACCTGCTTTATTGTGATTGTCATGAGGGTTATACAATGCATTACCAAAGTTTACAGTGTATCCCTTTTCTGCGTTAATACTTGCAGTCAAATTCTTTTTCAATCTAACATTAGTTGTGTTAGAAAGGATTGCAGTATTTGATGCATCGATTGATTGTAATAGTTTTGAATGTCTAAACACTGAATCAAAATTGTTTAGATTAGTTGCATCAAATTCATTGATTGCATTGGTCACTATGTTTTCCAATTCACCTACCGATAGGTCAGTATTCTTTGCATTATATTTGAAAGTAGTTGATAAAAGAATCTTAGTGATTTCAGGTTCGACAATAATAGGTCTTACTGTTAAAATGTTTAGTGCCTTTAATTTGTCTACTACTGTTTTCTTTTCTGTGTCTGATAGATAGTCTGCATTGTTTGGTTTGATTGCAAGGAACACTTTACCATACTCAGGTGGGTCATTGTCTTCACCACCCCACACTGCAACTGCATCTGCATTCGGATAATACTCACTGACCTTTGCTTTGTAGTCATTCAATGTTACCAGTCTGTTTTGTGAAGTGTAGAATTTGTTTGCTTTAAACTTGATAGACTCAATTGATTCTTTCTCTGCACCACCTGTTGAACTCTGTTTAGTTGTAATAACTGCATCAAAGAAACCGTTGATACCACTCTGCATGTTGAAGATGTTTGCACCATCAGCATGTTCTTCATCTACCACAATATAAGTTACAGTGATGAGGTCACCGTCTTTTAATCTCTTACCTAATACACCGTCACCAAAATAAATCTCTGTAAACTGTTCATCATTCTCTTGAGCATAATACACTCTTGATTCAGTGTTGATGTTTGAGATATCTGTAGACAAAGTGTAGGTTTCTATATCACCATTTGAATCTACAGTAACTGTGATGTGTGACTTGTCAACTCTACTATTTGATAACACATACTTTGGATTTTGTATTTGATTATCATGTATGTACTTGTCGGTTACATACTGACCTTGTACTAAGTTTACATCAGAATAAAAATAATTTGTTTTGTTTTGTTGAGGTCTTACTGAACTAGGTACAACAAACTCATAAGTTGTACCGTCATATGAAGTACTAAAGATAGCACCCCTTTGAAGAATCATATTTGTAGTTGATGGTAATGACCCATCAGGATTTCTTACATTTCTTAGATTAATATCTACAATTGCAGAAGAACATTTTTCTGATGCAGGTGTAAACCCTAAGTCCTTTGCACGTGACACTACATTCTTTCTAATTTGTGCAGAGTCTAAGAATAACTCTGAAGCTGCAATGTTTGTGTTTACTGCACTGATATGTGATGAGTATGCAAGTAAGTCAATAAGCATAGACATTGTTGACCCTTCGAAGTCATAGTCTTTGAATTTCTCTTGACCTTTTAGATAAGACTTGAGATTAAGTGCAATCTCATCGAAGTCTAAATCGGATACATTAATTTTTGAACTGTCTATTGCCATTATCGAACCCTAGTAATTGTGAAGTTTATCTGTTGACCCCTTAGTCCATTAACTATACTGTAGAAAACTGTTACGTCTAATTTATTATTATCACCCAATGTATTAAAAGAAACATCTACGTCTCTTGCACGAGGTTCAAATCTTTCGATTTGTTCTTTGATTTTATTCTTAAGTCTTTTAACCTTACTAGTGGTGTCTAGTTCAAATAGATTATCTCTTACTGATGCACCGAAGTTAGGTTTAAAGGGTCTTTCATATTTATTCGTTTGTATAATGTTCCTAACAGCACGTCTAACTGCATCCGTGTCTTTACGAAGTGTAATATCACCTGTAATCGGATGAGGTTTAAAGGATAAATCCAAGTCTGCATATGCAGCTTTGGTGGCAATTGTCTTGCCTTCTGACTTTACGTAATCTACCATGTAACTATTTATAACACAGGTAATGATTTGTTAGAGAGGAATACAGAAACAATTCCATTTATGGGTGCAGAATTGAATGTTATAGTCCCATCTTCATTATCAGTGTATGTATTAGGTTTCTGACGTACCCCATCTATGAAGACATATGTATTACTACCTGAACCATCTGTTGGGAAATCAACACGAGAACCGTCTGCTTCGAAAGACGTTTCGTCTAGTGATTCATCAATACTTGTACCCCTTACAGTTACTTTTGGTTTTGTACTAACAACATCTGCAATCGGATTACCATCAATCTCACCAAAATCAGGAAGATTTAAACTAATACCGAGAGGTAGTCCAACCATTTTTAGGAAATCACAGAATGTTAAATTAAGGAACTCGAATATTATACCTAATCCTATTTTATCTAAGAACTTTTTAATAAGTTTGACCCATGCCCAAAACAGTTTAGATGCCCAATTAACTTTAAAGTCTTGCAATGCAAGTTTAAACTCTGCAATTTCTTGTTCAATTGACTTCACTGTTGTCTCAATTTCATCACCAATAATATCTCTTACTGACATTCCAAAAATTGAAAGTTCTAGTATTGCATCCCTAATCCTTTGTCTAAATTCATTCATCTCTTTGAAGAGTTCATCTTCAAGTTTTTTTCTCTCCAACAATAACTCTTCTTTTGCAGCGATATCCATATCAGGATTATCTTCAATTAGTTTATCGATTTCATTTATTTTTTTCTGAATACCTAGTTTTGTTTTATCAAATTCATCTTTGATATACTGTACTGCTTTATCAATGAGTTCATTTATATCTAAGTTTAATACATCCATAATTTCACTGAATGGTAAGTCAGGTAAACCCAATAAGTCCCATATCTCGTCAAACAAATCTATAAGTGCTTTAAATGCTTTTATATGCCAATTCAACATCCAGTCTTTTATTTCTAATTCGATACATTGAAATGCTTGTTCAACTTTTGCATCAACGTCTTCTAATCCTAACTCACCATCAAATGCTTTACAGTGGTCAGGTAATAACTGATAAATTTTATCAACAAACTCTAGTCTTGAAAGTGTGAGCTCACCAAGTGTCTTTTCTAAATTCTCCTTTTCTTCTAAGAGTTTTGCTTCTGCTTCAGCACTTAGTGATTGTGGGTCTTCTTTTAGTTTGTTGAGTTCTTCATCTAACTTTTCAATATCTTCTTTAACACTTATAATCTGTTTTACTATCTCTGAACCTGCAATTTGGTCTTTGAGATATTTCTTATAATCAGGTGATGTAACAAGTTCAAGCATATCAATGGAGATGGTAAAAACTGTAATTGTGAAGTTTATACTAAAAAACTTCTTAACAAATTCTGCAATTTTAATAGGGATATACAAATGAAACTCTGCCATCATTTTAGTGATTGCATCGTTACATTCTTTTTGCCAGTTACGATTTTGGTCTTTATTCCACCAAGGTTCTAATGCATCTTCGATAGTTTCCATTAACTCCCTGATAGTCTTAATAGTTTCATCTATTAATAAAATAGTAGTTAAGATGGATGCAACTTTATCTGCAGTTTCATTTTTTATTGCTTCTTCGCCTGGATCAGGGGGTGTTTGATTTGCAGCAGTAATGACACCTCCACCTGCCTCTCTTCTCTCTGCACCTTCTTCTATCACTTTCATCCATTCATCAGGTAATGTTGGAACATTGGGTGCAACCCTGTATCCAACACCGTTCTCATCATATTCTATATTATCGACCCAATATGACCTAAACCAAAATACATAGTAATCATACGGAATACCATCTTGACCTTCAGGTATTTCTCTACCTCCAGCATATGCATCAGGAAGTCTATAGAAGTTAGTGTCCCACCAACCACCAAATATTTCAAAGTTTACATACACGATTCTTTCAAAGAAACCTAAATGCCATACACCAGCTCTTCCTAAGTTATTTCTACTTTGTGACCACGTCCAAGTTGCAGGGTTGGGTTGTTTTGAAAACCCCTCATATTTGTATCCTGCACGTTCAATAGGTGGGCCACCTGGCTCTACCGAAACCCAAATTCTAAAAGATTGTGGGCCCTGTGGAATGCCTGGCATGTTATTCCAAATATCATATCGTCCTGTTAATCCCACATCATCTTCAGGAACATTTCCCAAATAATGTGCAAATGATATAACATCACCATTACGAAGTGACGATGTTATTCTACCTCTACTTCTATAAAGAAGTTCATCCATAACTACTGTAGCCCCTGCATACACATGAGGATTCCATCCACCGACAGTTTTAGGTTGTCCACCAGTTCTTACAGTATTATAACCTTCAGTAAGTGATTCTAGAGTTGCAATGGTGCTTAAGATACCTTGACGTTGTTCATCGGTTAATCCTTCACCAGTTTTGAGTTGTTGATAAAGTTCACCAATCTCTCTTTCACTGGTTGTTCTAAACTCTAAAAGTTTTGCTTCAAGTTTACTTGGGATTTGACCTATCTGATTGAATGCATTGATAAGGTCTGCCTTTGTGGGTAGATTGAAGAGATCCCCTTCAGGACAAGGAATTATTGTAGGGATTTCTATTTTTGCAGGTTCTACTGTCATGAATTCATCTTCACTTCCACTGCACTCAATACGATATTACGAGCAGAAGTGAGATTCATGTCTTTACCTGACCTGATATCCATTTTTCCTGATACGTCAAACTTACCGTCTCCGTATGCTGTCACATCTGCATTACCATTTGCGTGGATTTTGGCATTTCCTAAAATACGTACATTAACATTACCACCAACATAGACTTCTTGGTTTTTACATGTAACATGGTAGTGGTCATTCACTACATGGTGGACTTCAGAACCATCAGGGTGTATCTCTGTAAAGGTTCCTGACCTATGTTCGATTGCAAGTCTTTCTGCTTCGAATGTGTCATCTATTTCTATTAAGTGTCCTGACTCTGTATGTAAAACTTTGTTGTATGGATACACTGGATTTGCAGGTGAGTTTGGATAGTGTTCCATACCTTTTATGGAGTTAATCTTTCTGACACTATAGTCACCTTCACCACGGGCAAACTTTGATATGTCTGATTCTTCAAAGTTCAGTGGGTAGTATGGAAGTTCATCCTCTTTAATTTCTGCATGGTCAACTGACGAACCACTTCCATCGTACTTGATATCTCTTCCTTCAATTGATGGTTGTTTGGGTGCAGTGTCCAATGCATATGTCAAACCCCATGACCTGTTTGGTGCAGAGGTTGGTGATACACCATCTTCTGTGTCCTTATAATCTTCTTCTTTTAATCTACGTGGGTCATTGAATCCTTTGTCTACTTTACGAGATAGGATAGTACCATCAACTGTTTGTTTGTATCCATCTGTAGTGATACCTGTTGACACTCCTAACACTACAGGGTCTTGTTTGGTCGCATCTCTAAAGAAACCGAATACGGTTGCACCTTCTACGAGACCGTGTGAGTTAAATCCGATACCTGATAAACCACCTGCAGTAGTTGGAAGAATTACATGAGCCCATGGAAGGTCAGGTGTTGCAATCTCTGATTTGTTGTCTGTATGAATACCGTGAATACGTACACGAACCCTACCTACTTTGAGAGGGTCATGTCTGTCTTCTACTACTCCAAAAAAAGTTTCCATTATATAACTTCTCCACCAGCAACATTCTCAAGTGGTTTATAAGATGCAATATCTTTTGCAAAACTTTCTTTAACACATTCTACATGTATTACACCACTCTTCTTAAACGGATAACCCTCAAAACATAAATCTGTTATAAGATATCTATTGTCATTTAATTCGTTTTTAATTTTATTATCAGGTTTTTTAACTTCAGGTTCAGGTATATCTAGTGTAATAATTGAACCACAACTGATATCTGTTCTAAAAGGAATGTCAAGTTTCATAACATGTTGTTGAAGTATCTCTAACAATGCACGTCTCTCTAGTCTTGCAGAATCTACAACTTTATTACCTTCAAAAATTTCAGGTAAGGTAATATCATCTGCTTCACCATAGTTATGCATCATGTTAAAGTCTTCAATAACTACACTATTGAATGCCTTATTAGGTGCAAAATCAGCATCTTTAGGAACTGAGGGTGGACTTACAAATGGGTCTATTTGGTTTTCAGGTTCTAGTATCACCTCTTCATCATCTAATCTAATTATTGGAAATCCTGAAAGGTGTGTACCTCGTTTCATAGTTTTTGCAAGGTCATAATGATGTTCTTCTTCAATTTTTTTCAGAGGATTGTACACTCTAGTTGAAGATGCATAAGCACCTGCAATTTGACCACGTAGTGTATCAAACAATTGTGGTTTCTCGTATCTTAGGACAGTAGAGTTTAAACCGCCTGGTGCATTGATAGGTATATCAAGTGAATCGACACTTGCAGATTTAGGGTAGTAATTAAATGCAACTGGAAATTCTCTTTCAAACATCTCATCAACTGACATGAATCTAAATCCACCATTTAATGTCTGAAATAAAAAGTATCCGTTTCTCCAAGCTGCATTGACTGACCTATCTGCATTGTTTACACAGTAATCTAAAAATTTATTGATTGTCCAATTGGGACATATGAACTGTACATTTTGTGGAAGTGTTGATTCCCAAAAGTCTACTTCTGCATCCTTCATGCTTCCGAATTCTTTCATCGTTTTCAAAATCATTGATGAGTATGAACCTCTAAATGTTCTGCTCATTCTTTGTTTTTGGATGTAAAACAATCTCGGTTCACATAATTTAAGTTGATAAGTTTGTGACTTATCATCAACTCTTATATTGTTAAGGACTTTATAGACTCTTAGAGTTTTATCTATTGAGAATTTCTTTTCAGATGTATCCCCAACTCCCTCTTTCCCACGCAGTGATAATCTAACATGTTCTTGTCCAGTGATTTTATAATTCTTTAAAAGGTTGACACCATCGATAATAGAAATGTCTGCTGATACAAACTTATTGTAGATACTTTCAAACAGACGAAAGTTTGCAACAATACCTTCGATTGCAATTGAATCACCCTCAGGTGTAACTAGTGTCATTGCTTCAATGACAAACTCGCCAGGATTGAAGTTTCTCTTTTCCATTAATTAGACATTAAACGTTCAAACTCATTTACCACTCTATTGATTAGTTCAGGTCTAATGATTTTGATTTTACGTTTTTCCTCATTGTGTTCCATTTCATGTTCTATCAATGAAACGGAGGTATAACCATTTTCAAAATAGTTTTTCTTTAAACCATCTGAATTAACATAATGAGACACGCCATCTTTCATCTCAATGACATTTTCTATTTCAAATGATTTACCACTAACTTCACCAGTGATTACATCACCAGTTCTCCATTTAGTGCTATTAGTTACACCTAGTCTTTTATATGTAGGTTGTAATTGTAACACTCTTCCGTGTCCAACAGGGGTTGATATTTTTTCCCCCAAGAGGAATTTTTTGTCTTGGTCTATTAAATCAGATACATTTGTTACAGTAAGATAATGGCCTGGATATTTTTCTTTCATGTATATATCAAAAGTTTCAGTGTCTTTATGCCAGTCGTTATAGTTTAAGAATTCGTTAACTAGAAATAATGTCCAGTGTAAGTCACCGTTACCATAGATTTTAGTTGCAACGATATCAGGTCTTTCACCATCTTGCAATTCATAATACTCATAATCTATGATATCATTTATAAAACTTTGTTCAACAGTAGATTTTCTAAAGAAGTCTCTGATGGTGACATACTTACCACTCTCTAATCGATATCCTATCTTAGGAAAATTTTTAAATAGTTCGTTTGCCATTATCCGCCTCCACCAGTTGACTCTTCAAGAACACTTGTACCACCTGAAATTTCACCTCTAAATTGTTCTGCAAACGGACTGATTTGTACATAGTTCTCTTGAGATAGAATCTTAATCTCTAAGAATTCCATTGTTAATGTTGTTTTAATAGGTTGACCATCTACGAATGTTGAGAACTTTTGTCCACCAGTATGGTCAACATCACATTTTGAACATACCATAGGTAAGAAACCATCAACCTTTTCTGAAATTGGGCCTTCAAATTCTACATCAAATATGTTTGGATAGTTGAAAAAGTTTTCTATGTCTCCACCGTCTTGGGGTGCAAATGTATCAGGCAACATAGCAGTTCTAAATGAGAAAATGATATTATTCATCATCTCTGCTTCTTTTTGTGATTTAGGATAGAATTCATATGTAAAGTTAAATGACCTAAATCCAATACCATCTAACATTTGTTCTTGCATAGGATTAACTGCACGACCTTGTGTAAGATTAGTCAATCCTCCTGTTATAGAATCTGCCATTTTATTACCTACAGATTTAATTGCACTCATTGCTTCTGTACCCATATTCTCAAATGATTCTGCACTCAGACCATTCTCACCAAATCCTTCAATAACATCTGCAATTGCTTGGATGGCAGCACTCTGTCCTTTTGCATTGTAGGTGACGTTTGCTTGTGATAATAGACCATCAGGTACATACAATTTTATTTCAACTTGATTATTATCTGAAAGTAAGTTTGCATTTCTACCACCACCTCGTTTCTTTCTTGGACGAGTGGTGAAAACAATCCAATTATCTAAATCCTCTAAAGGATATTGTAAATCTGTAAATGATGTTGCAGGATTTGCTTTTGCAAATCCTTTATTTTGAGTAGATGAACTAATTTGAGACTCAAGACTTGAACGTCTCTCTTCTAAACTTTCTCTTGCCTCACGTGCTTGTTCTCCCAGTTGGTCAATAACTGAGTTGAAGTTGAGACTTTTGATTTTACTCTCAATACCTTTGACTGAATTGAGTGCAGACTTTGCCTTGTTTACTTTACTTAAAAGTTTATCAATGAATGACATATAAATAATCCTAAAGAGTTTACAGTTATTTATGTCATACAGTGGTAAGTTCAAACCGAAGAACTATAAAAAATACAAAGGAGACCCTACTAAAATCTTTTATCGTTCTCTATGGGAACGTAAGTTTATGGTCTATTGTGATAACAATCCTGCTATTATAGAGTGGGGAAGTGAAGAAATCATCATACCGTATCGTTCACCTATCGATAAAAGGGTGCATCGATACTTTCCTGACTTCTATATAAAGTATGTGAACACTAGGGGACAATCGTTACGTGAGATTATCGAAGTTAAACCTAAGAGACAGACACTACCACCCAAAGAACAGAAACGTAAAACCAAAAAATTTCTCAACGAGATTGCCACCTATGCAGTGAATCAAGCAAAATGGAAAGCTGCAGAAGAGTTTTGTGCAGACAGACGAATGAGTTTTAGAATATTAACGGAAGACCACTTATTACCAAACAAGAAAAAATGAAAGCAGTAATCTTTGACTTAGATGGAGTCCTCATAGATTCCAAAGAAAACATGCGAACTGCATGGGGTATGGTAATGTTGCAGTGTAACATCAAAGTTCCCTTTGAGAAATACTTTGCAGAGATTGGTAAACCCTTTGAGGATATACTAGACACCATAGGTATCAATCATTCGCACACTCTCATCAAAAGCATCTACGACCATTACTCTAAAGAGACACTAAACAAAGTTGAGTTTTATGATGGTGTATTTGATACACTAGTGGAGTTAAAAAAGACATACAAGATTGCTATAGTTACATCGAAGTCTGAAGATAGGACTCATCAAATACTATTGAAACTCCCACGTTTTGATTGGGTCAGTTGTCCTCGTAATTCCAGTAGAGGTAAACCAGCACCTGACCAACTACTATATACACTTGCACACTTAAAGGTAGACCCTGCAGATGCAGTCTATGTCGGTGATATGCAATCTGATAAAGAATGTGCAGACCGTGCTGGTGTAAAATTTATACATGCAAACTATGGATACGGTGAAGTACAATGCGAACACTCTCTAAACCGACTGTCGGACTTAATCAAGTTATTGGATTAATTCCTGCACGTTGGAAGTCAACTCGATTCGAAGGTAAACCCCTCGAACTTATAAATGGTATCCCTATGATTCATAGGGTTTATAATCAATGCATCCAAGCAGAGTCCTTAGATAGAGTTGTTGTTCTTACAGACGATGAACGAATCAATCAGTACTGTGCATCAAATGAAATACCATGTGTTGTGGTGGACGAACCATGTCACACTGGAACAGACCGATGTGCAAAAGCAATTGAGATACTTGATGGGGATTACTTCGTAAACATTCAAGGTGACGAACCTGTCATCGACCCTTACACTATTGACACTTTGGTACGTACTTTTGCAGAGTCACCGAATACTTGCGTAGGGAATGCGTATGTACGTATTACTGATTACTTTAAAATAGAAGATAGAAATGTGGTTAAGGTAGTTTGCGATGATAGTAGACAAGCAATGTTCTACTCTAGATTACCTATTCCTTATCCCAAGTGTGATGATACAGATGTGGTTGACTATTATCAACAACTAGGATTGTATGTGTTCACAAGAAGAGGGTTAGAACTCTTCTCTCAGTTAGAACAAAGACCACTAGAAGAAGCAGAACAAATTGAGATGTTACGATACTTAGAACATGGATACGATGTACAAATGGTTGAAGTCAAAGATGTAGGACTGTCCGTAGACACACCTGAAGACTTAAAGAAAGTTGAAGAGTATCTTAAACTGTTAAGTTGCTAATGCAGCTGTACGACCTATTGATGGGTCTGAGTTTCTAGTACTAATCTTACTTGATATTTGTGTTTGACTGTTAGATACGTTTTGTTGTGTCACCATTGAAGTAGACATCACTGCATTCATAGCAGTTTGTTTTGCACTGTCCACATCATCTTGTCCCTGTTTTAACATTGCTGCAGTTCTAACTTCATCGTTTGGTATGATGTTACCACTCTGACTTGGAGTAAATATTTCAGGGCCTTTCTCGCCAACAAGATAAGAGTTTCCTTTTGCAACTGGGCCACCCATTGCTCTCTCACCATCTACTTCATCATCACCACCGAATCCTAACCATCCACCAACAGTGTCTTTGACGTTACCCCAACTAAATGTTTCTTTTATCCAGTCCCACACCTTTCCTACTTGTTCATTAATAAAACCAAATAGACTAAATGACTCTCCGTCTTCAGACAACTGGAATCCAAAGATTCCTGCAATCCACTCTATAACCGAAGAGTAAACACCGTCTATGAATTTTAATAAAGACCAACCACCTTCTCCATCATCACCTTCTGATTTACCCCAAGCAAAAATACCTTTAAACCAACCGACAACTGTATCAAAGAGACCGAATATAAACTCTGACATTCTGAAAGGTTCATCAGGGTCACCCCAACCAAATATACCTTTTATGAAATTAATTGCCATGTTAACTGGTAACATGACTATGTCTATCAATCGTCCAAATAGACTTGTGTCTTCATCAAATTTAAATAGGTCTGTAATCGATTTAAATGCAGATTTAATTCCACCCCATATCGCACCTATTACAACTTTACCGTATTCGTATATTTTTCCAAAGAACCATTGAATTGAATCAAAGAACCATGGGAACTTCTCATCAAATACTTTGAGTGCCTTATATGCAAGTACAGCAAGAGCTACAACTGCAACACCAATTAGAATGAATGGCATCATCCCTAGAATCATAGAACCTAAGGATATAAGTGCTGTTCCTGCAAAGACAAGTGCAGATTTTAAGAATGCACCTGCACCAACAAGGAATGCCTTACCTGCCATTGCAAGGGTTTTAAATGCTTTACCAAAACTTGAAAATGCACCTTTAATTCCACCCATGAAATTTTTTGATATCTTCCCAATACCTGTTTTAAATCTTTTGGGACTAAGTGACTCACCGATACCATCTTTAAATGCAACAAGTTTATCTTTTAGTTCTGTTCCTGCACTGACACCGTCTGCATCACCTTTTGCAAATTTACCCTTGTTGTCTCTAACCTTCCCCTGTGCATCAACTTTCTTTTTACCAAAAAGACCACTAATTCTATCAGGGAATTGTTTAAAGTTTTTAATACCTGCTGAAAGACCTTGGTCAAATTCTGCAGAACGGTCTCTGAATAGATTTACAAAACCATCAGAAAATGAAGTTAATCCTTCTTTAATTTTTTTATTAAAGTTACCTATATTTCTAGGCAATATAGCTCCATAATTCAACAATCCTGTAAACATTTCTGCAACACCAGCACCAACTGATATGATACCAGTTAAAGTACTTTGTAGTCCTCCGAAGAACTCTCCTAGTTTACCTGTGCCTGCAGTAAGGTCTACGAGACCAAAGGTGAGACCTTTGATACCTTCTTGAATTGAATTCATACCTTGTGATACACGTTCAAATCCACGTGCAACACCAAAGGATTGACGGTTGATATCTTTTTCTTTCTCTACAATTTTCTCTTGATTCTCTACACTCTTCTTGAGAACCTTTTCTTTCTCTTCAAAAGTATCTGTAAGGCTTTCTAGTTTAGAAGTATAGTCAGAGAGAACTGCAGAATGTTCGGCAGAACCTTCTTTCAACATGGATAACTCTGCATCACGTTGTCGTGCAAGTTCAACTTGTTGACTGTCAAATTGGTCTTTTGCACTCTTTAGACTTGCATTGTAGGATTGCAATGTAGCACGTGCTGCATAGAGTGGACTTGATGCCTTCATGAATCCTTGAGTTGCATTAGAGAATGCAGTCCCAAGTTTTTTAAGGGGGTCTATCAACAAGTCTGTGTTGTTATCTGCCATTTATTTAAATTCCTATTGTTTACTGAATGCTTTACCAGCTTCAGCAATACCAAATGAACCTAAGGTTACTACTACGAATGAAGTGTAGATAGTGTCAGAGATTTGTAGGTCTTGTCCCCAAAATCCTGTTACTAAATCTACAATACCGAATGCAAGCATCATTAAGAAAGATGCGAAACCAATGATTGATTTCTCATTGATATCGTTCTCATCTCTAAACAATGCACCAAACGAAAACTTCGTTTGGGGTTTTGCAGCCATAGTTGCAATCTTCAGTTCCTTTGACATTTTTTCCATCTCTTTAATCTTGTCGTTTGCCTCATCTAGTTTTAACACTAGATTAGTGTACTTATCAAGATCAATCTCGACTTCATTTCTGCCTGTGTCTACTGTTTCTGTTGTCATTATGTGTCCTCTAAATTAAATCACGTACACATAATATAAAAATTATCGTCTCATTTTTTGTTTCTCCTGCTTCATCTTTTCTTCTTCAAGATGTGCAAGGAGAAGTCTAATGTAAACCTCTCTTTCCCACGGCATCATTCCATCTAATTCAGTTAACGAATACTTGTGGTGTTGCATTAACTGAAAATTGGTCTCATAATAATTGACCATATTCTCATGAGAAAGAGCTATTAAAAAAAACTTTGTAGTCCTTGTAATAGTCTACTTTGCTCTTTGTTACATAAATTACACTGGAACTCGACTTCTTTTTCAAGTCTAGGCATGTCTTCAAAGAACTCAGAAATTAATTGAACCTGTTGCATGGTTAAACTTTCAACAAACTCATCCAAGTCTTCTTTTGAAACATCAGAAGATTCATAAACATTTTCTTCATCGAAGATTGTGTCTATACTCTTTTTCAACACTTCCATTGTCATTTCATCTTCTGCAATATCACCCATTGTACTCATTGCTCCAACTGAGGGAACTTTAAGTGTCAAACCAGTTGTGTCATTTAACATAACTTTATTGTCTTCAGGTATAGAACCTTTTACTTCAACATCATCAAGTTTAATCTTGACTTGTCCTGACCCTTGACAATCTGTTTCACCACATCCAACTACAACGTCTGCAGATTCACCAACTGATACTGACCTAATCTTTAAGAAAAGATATTCAAGGTCAATCATCATTAATGCATCCACATCCAATGAGTCAAATGTCACATTACTAATAAGTGTCTTCACTGCATCTAAAATCTGTGCATTGCTTTCACTCTCTCTTGCCAACATTAAAACTTTCTGTTCTTTAACTAAGAACGGTCTATACTTTACAGTACGACCATCACTAGGTAACTCACATGTGTAAGTTGGCGTTGTTTGGATTGGTAATCCCATAATCTACTCCATTATTATAATCTATCCGAAGATAGAACCAATTCGACTTAATCTTTCATCCAGTTTATTCAGACGGTCATTGAAAGAATTACCTTTACCAAACCTGTCTGCAATCTTTCCACCTTCCAAAAGAATATCGAGAATCTTTCTTCCTTTATTTATAAGACTTCCTGCAGATGGATCTTCCACATATCTTGTTGAGAATGTTCTAAATGCAATTGTGCAAGTAAATCTCATAATACTATCGGTTGATGTTGAATTTAGTTCCATAGGTGCAAATGCAACTGGATATGCTTCGAATAATCTATACTCTAATGCACCCTTACCATTTTGTCTTAATTGTTTAATTATCACTTCACCAATGTAATTGTTATAGTATGAATAAGTGGGTTTTGCACGATTACCTGATGCAACAATATTGTTTGATGGGCCATCTTCAGTATCACCTTCTGTGGTGGTTGATGCACCACCACTTATGATTTCATCCATCCATGCTTCGATTAGAAATCTATCTGCAAAAGATGAATCACATAAGAAAGTGAAGTCAACCTGACCACCATCGTATGCAGTTTGAAATGGTAAGTTTCTAATAGGCCCGTATTCTGAAAACTGAGAAGTTTCTAACTGTCTGCCTGGCAAACTGCAAGATTCAACTCTTAATCCTTCCCAATTAAGTCCTAGATTAGTACAATAAAAATCTACTTCAAATCTATTGGCTCTAGCACCATTATCAAAATTACTTTTAAATTTATCTATATCTAAATGACTCATCCAAATTTCCTTCTACTATCTGCATACACTGTGTTTGCATTCGTGTTAAATCTTTGAAGTGGTAACATACTTACCACATCCCAGTGTTCAGGTAATACTCTTTGTATCCTACTATCGATGTGTGGCCATAGATAACGTTTTACACATGGAATGCCGTACTTCAATTTACTGACTGACTTTAATAGTTCATAAGTCAGTTTAAATCTTGCACCTTCTTCTAAATCTTCATCAGTGGAGTACTTATATAACTCCTCTAATAATACTGCACGATATCTAGGTGCTATGTAATGTAGGTTAAGTCCTAAGAATCCCTTAGGTGATTTCTCTAACAAAATCATAAGAGGGAAACGGTCATACCATGGAAGTAAGTCTTTATACTTTGCATCGTACATATACATGAACATTTCTCCTGTCCTCATATTAGACGGAGACGCCGTTTCACCTTGAGAACGTGACACTTGGTCTTCTCTCAAAGTTATCTTTCTTAGATTCTTTCTAAACCAGTCTAGACTTTCACTAGTCTTTTCTTGTATTTCTGCTGGTAGAAGATTATCGTATTGCTCAAATAAACCTGACATTGTCTCTTATTTATGTTTATTTACGAGAAATGGTCAGACTATCTGTACGAATATCTCCTATATTTGGATGGGCAGTTAATAGAATCATCAAATCTGATTCTTGCAGTTTTTGATGAGCATGGACATGAACGTTACTTGATTCATCATTACTGAAGTACTCTGCAATGGAATCATTACATTCACCAATGAGGTATGGTTTCTTACCACCATACATTTCGAAAACTTGTTGTCCTAAATCATAGAATGCAGGTCTGTCTTCACCTACATGAAACTCAACAATTTTTTTATGTTCTTCGTTGTGGACTGCAATGTGTAAATCTCTTTCGTGTTCTGCATTGTGTAAGAACTTAGAACTCCAATCATCGAATGATAGTACAGGTGCATCAATCATATTCTGACTGTCCCACACGATGAACTCTGCATTTTCTTTACCACAATGAATTAATGCTTTCTCTCTGAACTGGCCTGGATGTACAAACCACTTAGGATTCTGACGTTTTGTATGAATACATGCTTGACAATATGAATAGAATCCTGTTGTTATAGCTGTATGAATAAGATACATGAGTTTGATTGCATGAAAGTTATTGTTATCATCAGGATTTGACATCTTAACACCAAAGGTTTCTTTGGTTACAGGTTCACGATGTAAATTATTCAGTAAGTGTTTAACGTATGGAAGTGAAGGATTGATATCTTCTATTAGGTTATAACGATGCATTGCATCACCTAGTTTAACAATCTTAGGAGGTGCAACCTTTGATACGGTTTCGAAATCTCCTCTAAGTCTTTCTATAGCATCTTGATTAAGACTATAGTCAGGATTAGTGATATTATATATCATTGTACTTTTGTTTTCTTGGAATGACCTTAGTTTTATCTTTATGCACGTGAGTTATTCCATGCTCAGGTGTAACCTTTCTTACAAAGATTTTATCCCATGCTTCTTCGAATTGTGATTGAGAGATAACTTGTGGTCGTCTCTTTGAACCTTTGCCGTTCATGTTTATTTCCTGCGATAATTTTTAATTGCATCTCTTTTTGCTTGTAATTTCTTACGTCTCTTAATGTCTTGATTCTTTTGATTACGAATCGATGCAGGTTTTTCAAAATATTCTCGTTCACGGACTTCTTGTACAATACCTGCACGTTCACATGATTTCTTAAACCTACGAAGCATTCTGTCAAAAGGTTCGACATTATTAGTCTTCGGATTTTTCCTTGGTGTTATACTTGGCATATTAATTTATTTCTCTTAAAAAGTGTATGTTCGCCCCACGCCTTACAGCATTCCCGCTACATACCGATGACACCGCTTTTACACACATCATCTTGCCCTTACTGAGTACCCCCATTTATAATCCACGGTCTCAGTGAAATGGAAGACTTATCACGGACACACATAATGTAATCTTCCATCCCCTATACAAAGACTTACTACTCTGTAGCAAGTCTTTTGAAGTAGTCCATCGCATCATCATCTTCTTCGACACTTTCTGAAGATGTTTCCACTGATGGGACTACAGGTTCATCTGCTACAGATGCAGTATTTACATTTGACCAAGGCACTTCATCTAGGTCTTCTGCAACTGATTCTGCAGTTGATGTACTCACACCACCTGAGAGACCTAGTACTCTGTCTAGTTTCTCTTTGAGTTCTTCGTAAGACTTGAACTCATTTGGTGCAACGATTTCTGACAATGAGAAAGTTGAACTATTTATAGTATTCAACTTAGTTTCATCATCAAAAAGTGGTGCAGGTGTTTCAAACTCAGATTTGTCGTAGTTCCAATAACCATCAACTTTTCTAATTTTGATTTTGAAGTTTGCACCTTCTTCTCTCAAGTCAAAAGGATTGATTGCTTTCTCGTCCTCAAATGCAGGTGAGATTGCCTCCTTAAGTTGTTCGAAGATTTTTTTACCATAACGATAAAGGAAGACTTTACCTTCGTTGTCAGGATTTTTAGGGTCTGATACAACAAAAATATTAGACACATAGTGTAAACGTCTTTTCTGTTTACGTGCCTGTTCTTTGTTTGCCTCAATCCCAGTGTTCCACAACTGAGTGTTGTATTCTGACACAGGGTCTTGTTTACCGATAGTCGTTAGAGACTTCTCGATATACCAACCACCAGGCCCTTGGAATCCATGATCCCAGTAGGATGCCCAAGGCATTTCTTCCCCTTCAGGGGTAGGTAAGAAGCGAATCACAGCAAACCCATTACCACTCTTGTCGAGTTCAGGTTTCCAAAAGCGATCATCGCCGTAAGATTTTTTTTCTCCGCCAGATTGGGGAGTTGCAGACTCCATGGCCTGTCTAAGTTTATCTAAAGATGACATTGTATTCTCCTATTGTATTGCATTGTATCTTATTATATTAAGACTCTTGAAGAAACCCTTCTCCAAGAATCCATTCATCACTACTTTCATAGTAATTAAGTTCATTATACACTGTCAACTCCAGTTCGTCTAGTGAGTTTTTGAAATAAACTCGACTATTCGGATACTGCTTTAACAGTGCAATGAATTGAGAACGTTGTGCATCAAACACTCTGTCCTCAGTAGTATATTTAGGTAAATAAAAATCTTCACCTTCATACACATTCGACACATCACCATGTTGTAATGCATCAAAACCTATTAGTGTAATCTCTTCTCTTCCTTGTTCCATGGCATATCCTAATGCAGACATTCCAGTAAAGAGGTTCTTGAGATTCAAAAAATCATATATAACTATGTTATCTTTTTGGGAATTACTATAGCTAAGTAAATCCATACATTGATAGTCACCCATCACCACAAACCAATCGTCTTCTTGATTTACATTGTCGACAATTTTTTGTTCACCAAATTGTAACCCTATCTTCATACCATAATAGTATTCCATTTCCAAGGGTTCCCAACCACCGACAGCAACCTTATGTTCTTTGTGATATCCACTTGTAATGATATCTACCTGTTGAGGTATATCCATACAAAAGAGAATGTCAGGTGTTGCATCTTTGTAGATTCGATTACACCCCCACCATTCTCCAATGTCATTTAAATCATATTGTAAACGACTTGGGCCGTTACCTACTATTGTGAGCATAGTTCTATAAGTCTCTTCTTATACTTATCGTGGTCAAAAGACACGAATGATTTGTATTTGTTTATCTTCACTGAGATATCAGGATACACTACCTTTTCTGAGATTAGTTTATCCCAGTCTTTTGTAAATCCAATAATCTCATCCATAATACAGATGGTTTCTAGTGACACCTGTTTACTCATATAAGCTTTTAGTAAACGAGGATGTTGACCATTCATAACTTTGAGAAGAGTGTCTATCTTAAACTTTCTAAGTTGGTCTGACACTTCTGTGTCAAACATGTAAGATAGTTTTTGGTTTCTCTTCTTCCAATCTCTATACACTCTATCTGCTTCTTCCGTTAACAGGTCACCTGCCCACTGGTCTTTAAACGATAGATTTGCAATATAGAAATCCTGTAAATCTTGTTTGTATGTTTTATAGAGTTTACCGAAATGGTATTTGTCCTTTCTCTTTAGAAAAGAATGAATGTCTGCTTTCACTTTACCATTGTATTTGATAAAATTGTAGTCCTTGGAATTGAAGTGTAACTTAATCCCAAGGTACAATGTATATGCATCATATCCTTCTCTACTTGTCATTTAAGTGACAATCTTAGAGTCAGGTTTAACGATTGAACTAGTTGCAGTTGCATGTGCTTCTGTAACTTTATCGTTTGATTTTGCAATGAACACATAAGAACCAAACACCATATTGTCAGGGTTCTCTTCACCTGTTACTGCAACACCACGTGCAAATCCCATACCACCCTCAGGGTTGGCAACAATCATACGTGGTTTATTGAGTGTCAACGGTTCAAATGTTTCAAGTACACCAACGTACTCACCACTTGTAGCAACGACACTTACTGTATCACCTTTATTCATAGTATACTCCTAATTACTAAAGAATGAAGTAATTGTCCCTTGTGAACCTTTACCTCGATTAATTAACTTTAGAGACTGTGCTTCAGCCTCTAACTTTTCTCTAAGAGGGTCACTTAGTAACCTCTTAGTACTTTCAGGTTCAATGTTGTTCAGTTCGCATACACGACATATCGCATCCATTACACCTGCCTTACCATTTCTAATAAGTTTTTCCACTTGTTCTGTGAAGTCTTTCTTACTAATCATGATAATGGGGCGCCTTCATGTTCTAAATCGAAGTTCTCAATCCAGTCCATCATAACTCTATAGTAGGCATAATATGTTGGACTATGTCCATTCATATCCATACCTTCACCACCTTCAGCATAAGGGGTCTCTAAGTAGTCAAGCAGTGCTTGACATTCATCTAAGTGAACTTCGGTAAGTTCGTCTGCACTTCCTATTTCAAGATACTCTAACATATTATTATATGCATTATCGTATGCTTCTTGATGAATCCAATCATCTGCTTTATGAAATATCTTACCCCAATTCCAATCTTGTTTTAGATTGAATTTATTTTCATCATAAAAATCTGCCATTTTATCCCCCTTTTAGAATATTAAGTTGTTCTGATTGATAGTTAGAAATAACGTCCCATACATTATCATAGTATGGTTCTTGTATTGCATCATAATCAATTAGGTCATAGAAGTCTTCTTGTTGTTCGAGAAGTTCTGATTTAGCAATTCCTTCTTGTTCTGCAACTATTTCTAATGCATTGTTGAAGTCTTCACTATACTCTTCTGACCATCGTTCAAAGATTTCTTCGTTATCTAATTCAACACCATCGATGCAAGTATCCTTTCCACCATTGCCATCATCTACTGGTTCAAAAAAGTAGACACCTGCAAAGTTAGGTGCTTCATCTGTATAGTGGATTGTTGCAGTTGCATCAGGTGACACTTTCAATAATGCACCATGCAATGCTTCCAAGTAGTCCGTAGGTGGACTCCATGCACTTTCACCATACACTGTAAAGGTAGTATCGTAACTATCCGTGTCATCGATTGTTGCCCACTTGGGCCCACATTCACTTAGATTCTGACCTTCAAACTCAGTTTGATGTAGGTCATCCTTTCCCTCAAATACATTTCCGAGGAATTTTTGTCCTTCTTCGTTGACATTTTCAATGTCAAAACTAAAGGTTACATGATTTGCCATAATTATACTCCGTAAAGATTTTGATATTGATTACGTAATCCGACCAACTCGTCCACATAATCCACTGGATTACAAAAGAACATTTGAAAATTACCATCAGGTAAACAGACTAATGCCATACACTCATCGACTGGAACTCCTGTGAGTTCTTCGACCATTAATGCATATGCAGTCATTTGGACATACCAAGGTTTTGCATACTTCTCTTGTTTAAATTTGTTTGATGTCTTGAAGTCAATGATGCATAATGAATCATCATATAGACCCACACAGTCAACACGACCAGCCATCTTTAAGTGTCTTGAATAAAGGGGTGCTTCTAGTGCAAGGGGTGTTATCTCATCTAACACTGGTTTCACACCTTTAAACATTGCCTCTTCTAAAATGTTTTTAAATTCAATGTATGGTTTATCTTTTCGAAGATAGTCTTCAATGTGTTGGTGAATACGAGTACCACGTGATGCAGCTTTAGTTGACACACGGTTTGCTTCTTCTTCACCTACACGTTCTCTCCATAGTTTAATTTGGTCTCTAGTTAAGAGACTGGTAACAGTAGTGACACTAGGATATTTGTTTCCTACTGAATCTACATAGAATCTTTTGCCGTCTATTGTTTCTGTGTGAAGGTCAAGATGTTCTAAATCAGTAATCTCCAGTGTACTCGTTTTAATTTCCATAATCTATTTTACTTCTTTTTTGACTGGATGTCACGGTGTTTTTTGATAATACCTACAGTTTTTTCTCGTTTGATATCTTTGGTTCCATACTCATTGTAAACATTAGAGCCTGGATGTGCATCACCTATCTTTGACATTACCTCTTTGAATCCACCATCACGTTTATCTTTTACTGATACACCACTGACAATACTAGGTGCAGTGACTCGTGATTCAAGATGTGGGTTGGATTCTTTGAACTCATCTAACTTAGTGTAAGACATGAAGTGTTCTTCAAGTTCATTTGTTTCTGTATTCAGAAATACATATGTTGGCATATCACGTTCCCATAAATGAAGGGACGTTTCGATTAGTCCACTTCGCAAAGTCTTTTTTGTATTTATTGTAGTAATTTTGATATGCTTCAATGACGTTAACATTCTTAACATCGTCAGGCATTGCACATGGAGGTGCAGAGAATAAACCCTTGTCCATGTTCTTAGGCAGTCTTTCTAATACGTCTCTGAGTAGAGAGTCAGTCTTGTGGACTTTACCATATCGATATGTGTATTCGTCACACAATGCACAGAACAGTTTGTAAAGGTATTCATAGTTACCAGTCTTCTGACGTGTCCATATTGCAGTAGGGTGATTGATGTGTGATGCTTTGTATAACAATGCATCCATGTATGCACTAGGGTGTTCCCACCTACGAATGTTTCTACCGTTTGCAGTCTTGTCCATCCACTCATTACCGTCTAACATACGATGAGCAGTAGACATCAATTGAGCATACTCAATAATCATTTTGACTACGTGTTTATCGCAGTGCAACTCTGCACACTTCTTTGGTTTCCTGTGTAAGTAAAATAAATTCATAATTGTTTAATCTCCGATAAGAACTCTTCAACGTTTTTCCATGAAAGATGTCCTATCACATCATCAGTGATACCACTAGTATAACATAAGTCACCGTCTTCGTCTATGGTAAAATCTAAAACTGCTAGTTCCCATAAACCATTTTTACCACCGTATGAGAAATCATGTTTAACTACACTTGCACCATAACCATTTGGAAATGCATACTTATGTTGCACTCCATTGTTAACATAATTAGTATTCTTAAGATACTCTCTAAACCTTTCTACTGTATCATACATAATTTCCTCTACTTATAAAATAAATGATTATCAATGGTTGTTGTTCTGTTGAGACTGTCTGCCCAAAAGGGATAGACAAAATCTGCATGATAGTGGGTTGCACCCTCAGTGATATCAGTCCACTCACCGTTTACAATCCTACGTGCAAGTTGCATAGATGCAATCCAAGTCTTACTGTCTACAGGGTCATCAGACTTGCCATCACAATACCAACTAAACTGACACTGATTTCTTATTGGCACTTCGTTACCCTTCCAGTTGATACGAGTCTTTGAATCATAAACAACGTCACAGATAGTGTCAGGATACAAGTCAGATTTAACTCGATTTAACACTACGTGTGACACTGCTATTTTACCAACCATAGGTTGGTTACCACTCTCAAAGTAAATGTTTTGTGCAAGACAAAAGACATCACCGTTTTCATCAGATGCATGTGCTTGTTGCATTGTTGCAAACATAACTAACATACCAACAATAAATCCTATTGTTGTACCACCTGCACCTGCAAGTAAAACACGAAGTGTTTCTCTTTCCTTTGCAGCTCCGTCTATTCCATATTTGTGTTTATGAATCATCTTCTTTCTCCCACGGAAAAGGTTTGTTGATATGCAAACCTACAAAAACCATACTTGCCATAATAATACATAGTAGGGTTCCACCTAAAAATCCAATCTCCATATTAATACCCACTTGTTGTATGAACATATCCATCAGGACAGTTGTATTCACCACAAACACATTGACCATTATCAGTGTCAATGTCATCGTTAGGTGCAAGGTCACGTGGATGTGTTGCACCGTACTTCTCTAGATTGTACACATCTTCTGCAGTGTACTTACCACCACTAGTCTCAGCAAGAATGTGGTGTCGTTTTTCAATAGTCATAATCATTCTCCTCCAGTTCGATAATGAACCAAAACATTAGTAGGAATCCTACTATTATAACACATAAACTGTCAAGTGGTAAGAGGGTTTCTGTATTGTGTTCAATACCACCTACACCACCTAACACCAAAATAAATCCTAACATAAATCGTATCATTATGCAACCTCACTATAAGCAGGAGTGATATTACCACTCACAATTGCATCAACAACTTCTACAGCAGAGTAATTGAAACCACCAACATGCCATTGACATTCGCCTAGAGGGATATAACCATCCTTCCAATTGTAGATTGTTGCATGTACATAATCCCAATCGTCATCACCATCAGGAACTTTAACAGTTAACGCCCATTCACAATTCACTTTTGCATATGGGTCTGCATCAGTGTAAGAAGGTTTACCCAACACAGACACTAGAGTGTCGTAGTCAGTATTAATGTACCCTTGTAAGTGGGAACCATTCTTACCATATTCATTTACATCGTATTCTAATATATTCATATCGTCTCCTTAGTGAACTGCAATAGCGAGACCATTCTCAACTATATCGTTCAACTCATTATTATCACAAAAATCGAATTCAAAATTCAAAACAGCTTTAGACCTCTTTGATGTGATATTGTAATTTTCTAACTTGTCATCATCAAGAACTTTAATTTCAGGTTTTGGGTATATTGGATTGTTTATCATTTTGTCTCCTATGCTACTAGTTTATCCCAATGACCACTCACACCTATTGCAGAGTTGTCACATCCTTGTCCGTAAAACCAAAATTCCATATCTAAACCTTCGAATGATTCAGCATAGATGATACCTGTGAAAGGTTTTTTATCCAGTCTTTGACTATAACTGGTTGTTTCGTAAACCTCAGCTTCGATAAATGGAAAGTCATTGTTGACAACTTTGGTAATAGTACCTTCGTAAAACTTACCACTTTGTTTGTATCTGATGTCATCGTATTCGTTTAAGTATCCTATGTTCATTTGTCTCCTTTATTAATCATCATGTAACCATTATATAAAAAAATGGGGGGCATTGTCAACCCCCCAAGAAGATTATATAAGATAATCAGGCCCATACTTTCTCATTCCAAATATCTCATATCCATCAAACAGGTTACCACGTCCTGCATTCAGAGTTGGAGTTGACCAACCTGCAGCCTTCAGAACAGTACCAGTTTCAAATTTAGAGTTGGTTTTATTAATGAAACCCCACACAGTAAGTTGATTACCAGTGTTGGTAATTACTTTGATGTACTTACGTGCAACCTCAAAATAGGTATGATACTCAGTAAGAGTAGGGTATTCTTTGATATGCAGTTCATTGATGTCATCACACAACTTTTGCACAAGAGGGATTAAGTTTTCTAGATTACGTTCCATTTCAGTCTCCTTATTTGTCATCATGTGTATATAATAACAAAAAATGAGGGGCTTTGTCAACCCCTCTAAGTCATTGAATTGTCTCGTAAAATGGTGCCTGAGGCGAGACTTGAACTCGCATGTCCGAAGACGAGGGATTTTAAGTCCCTTGTGTATACCAATTCCACCACTCAGGCATGGTCGGAGATACAGGATTTGAACCTGTGACCACTCGTCCCCAAAACGAGTGCGCTACCTGACTGCGCTAATCTCCGTATTTTAGGTCTATAATCTCCGTATCAGTTAGGTCTCTCAGTGGAATATCGTCAATACCTTCTAATTCTAATTGTACGAACTCATCGTTATAAAAATCACTTTGAAACTGACCATCCTTAATCATATAGTCAAAGACATCCCATAGTTTTTGGAATCGCATGTCATAGAGTTCTTTGACTCCCAACAATTTGTTCATTACTTTGTCAACGTACTTGGGTGGCATGTCAACAAACTCACCACTGTCTCCAATGTGTTCATACAAATCATTCACATCATCAACCACACTCCAACACTTCATGATTTGTTCTTCTAAATCAAAACGGTCATAGTTCATCTTCTTCTTCCTCCTTAGGAAATAAATCGAACTTAATTAAATCATAGGTCAACCAAAAGGATACTCCTACTACGGTTATTGTGATAATTATTATTAACCACAAAAAGATTGTTAGTGTAAGTTCCATAACTTACCCTCTGTATTTGGCGTCCCTGACAGGAGTTGAACCTGTAACCTACGGTTTAGAAGACCGTTGCTCTATCCGATTGAGCTACAAGGACGGAAAGATTAAAGTTGAATTTGTTCTTTGATTACAAGTTTCTCTAGTGGTGTGAGGTCATTGATAGATTCAAACCGAGACCAAGTTGTACCATAAGTCACTAGTTTGTTTCCTGCAGTCACAGCTGCATTCCACTTCTCATCTAATTCACGTTGTTTATCCAACGGTTGTTTTGAATTAGATGCATATATTTTATTGTCTTCGCAATCTCTAATCAGTTTCTGACCGAGTTTTACGTAGTATTCTTCTGCATTCATAATGTACTCCAAGTTAAGAAGTCTATAGTAACAAAAGTGGTGGGGCATTGTCTACCCCTTTTTTATATGTTTTTTTGGATTTCGTTTAATTCGTTGATTTTCTTAGTGATAATCTCGACACGATTGGGCCAGTAGATGTAGTCTTTGTCAGAATCCTTGGCAAGATTCTCAAGGAGTGGTCTGATAAAGTTGTCTAATTTGTTGATGACTTCTGTTGCACTGGTGGTCTTTTCTACAATCTTAGTATCTACTGATGCAAGTTCATCAGCATCCATTGCAGTGAAACCAAAGTCGTTATATTCTATACTCATAATGTTATTTATTACATTCCGTTCTGTGGATATAGTGATTTTACCATTTTATCTACATCCTGTAAAGTGGATTTATCATCCTGAACTTCAAGATAGTTTGCATGTGCTTGAAGTGTCAAGTCAGTAATCTCTAAGTGTGGATAGATTGTAACCAACTTGTAAAGTAAAGATGCAACCTCTTGATGCTGTACAGATGGTAACTCATGGTTTAGTAAACCTAAGTTGACAGTGGTCATCTTATATTTTCTATTAGAATTATAAGTTAGATTATTTGCAAGATGATTCAATGCATTCTTTTGTGCAGAGTACATGTATCCTTTTGAGATGTTAGGTTGTGATGCACGTGACGATATGTTGATAATATACTTTGTACTATCATCGCACCACGCTTTGTGTGCAATATCTAAAACCTTTACTTGGTCAAAGTCCTGATGTGCAAAGTTGATAAGAACATCAATGTGGTTTTTATTCTCTTTGTCAAATATCCAACACTTGGTGTCATTGGCTGTAATGTCTTCTATTCGTAGAGACTTGACTGTAAATGTTTTACCTGCATTGGGTGTTGACTCAAATGTTCGTTTGATTAACTCTGCAAGTCCTGTACTACCTGTTATTGCTATTTTCATAATACTCTCTCACTATATCAAATGACGGTTTACCAAATAATGAACCGTCAACACTACACTTGTTACAAGGCGAATGACTTCTATCTCCTTTCATTAATCTCTTACGAATCTTTGTCATGGGTTTACTGAACCATACATCATGCAAAGAATCTTGTAGAAGATTACCTACAACGTGTTCTCTTCCCCAATCGTTAGAACAGAACAATACGTCTCCGTTCCAATCAACAAACATTTTGTAGAATGGATAATGACAAGGTTTGCCTTTTAGATTCTCTACACTGTCGTCTTCTATGCCAACCCAATCGATAACACCACTTCTATTATTTAGAATGAGTCCATGTTTTTCAAAATCACCCCAATGCATTCTGTATCTATAATTGTCTTCTCTTATTCTTGCATCTGACATCATTTTATCAAAATGTTCCATTTGATGAATGCCATCGTAAAGATTAATGTAAAGTAAATCTAATCCATTTTTAAATAACTTTTTAGCATATTCAATATCTAACTTATCACCGTTAGTGTTACACTCAAGTGTTGCTTGTGGTAAACTAAATCTAAACTCTCTTACAATTTCGATAAAATTAGGATTCAGTAAGTTCTCACCAAATCCACTAAAAGATATTTTACCTTGAAAATTATTGTCACCTAACTCTTCTGCAATAGTGTTTGCACCTTTAACAGTCATGTGTAGATTTCTATTTGGGAATACTTTAGGGTCATGTCTAGGACAAAAGACACAAGTTCTATTACAGAGTTCAGTAGTGTTTACTTCAACGGTAAGAATAGAGTCGAGAGGATTATTACCAGTGTTTTTTTCCCAATGTTTGGTTTCTTGTTCTCTACGATGTTCTAAGAAGTCGTATTGGTCGACAGCAGTTACAGGGATTCTATCTGACATGTTACGTGTCTCTCCCTATCTTCTGTTTCATGCACATATCTGTACACTATGTCTGAACCAACGGTAAAGGGTTCTGCATAATATTTTGGAACACAGTAGAACTGTTCATCTTCATATTCGTCTAGTATTTTTGTTAGAGGATTTTTATTTGGGTTCCACAAAAAAGGTCTGAGAAAAATATGGTCACCTAGTGGTTGTTCTAATACAGAGAACACTAGAGTGTCACCATCTTTATAAAGGCATACTTTATCGATGTCATATTGACATCCTAGTTTTATGGTATAATCTTTTGGAAAGTTAAAACGAAGTAAATCCTCACAGACTTCCTGCTGGAACTCTGAATAAATTGGAGATACTTCGTTTGGTTTTAGTTCTCTTACAGTTGAGTTACTAGAAGTAACCACCGTCCCTCGAATTGTCGTTGTCATTGTCATCCTCATCGGTTTCACTCGCAGAGATAAAACCACTATCTTCTGTTAATTCTTTAATGTATGCTTCTGACTGTTCGACAAATGAGTCAATCATTTTTGCTTTAGTTTGAGTTAAGTCTACTTCAAAACCTAGTACATCTGCAGTCTCTTTGATTTTAGACTTGGTTAATGATTGTAATTCTGATTTATTTGGAATAACAATCTCATCATACTCTTCTTCACCTTCTTCTTCTTTTGCAGATTCAAGGTCTTTGTAGTCATCCACTAATCTTAGATTGGGTGCATTACCAGCAGTTATTGTTGGTGCAAAGTCAGGTTGAGTTTCAGTGTCTTCTTCTTGTACTTGGAATGCATCATCAATATCTACGTCTTCGTCTTCTACGTCTTGAATGACCTCTTTATCAAATTCAGAAAGGTCTTCTAAGTCAGGAAGTGTATCAACATTATCTTCCTTCCATTGTTCGACTGCTTGTTTGGTTTCGTCAATCTTCTCTTGCAGTTCTTCGTCTTCAGTGATTACGTCTTCTTGTGTAACTTCTGAGAAAGACTTCAAACCTTTTGATGCATTATCCCATTCTTCAGGTGTTACATCATCAAGTGATTTTGTTTCTTCTTCTGTTGCAGGATTTAATGCACGTACCATATCCCATGCTTTTGATTTGGGTTTAGGTGCAGGAGTTGGTTCAGGTTCTTGAACTTCTTGAGGTGTTAACTCAGGTGGAGTATAAGGTGTCCAATCAGGTGACTGTCTTATATCTTGACCGTTGACTTGAGCAATCAGTTCTTCAACTCTCTTCTCAAGTTCTTTTCTTCGAAGTCGTTCTTCATTGAGTTTGGTTTTTTCCAAATCAATTCGTTTTGCAAACTCTTCTTGTTTCTCAAGTTCTTCTATTGCAACAATCTCATTGAGTCTTTTCGTTGCAGTTTCTACTGCAAGATTGTACTCTCCTAATCCATTACCAATATCATCACGTACTAGAATCATTGCTTCTAGTTCATTGAGTTTTGCACCACCATTTTTAAGGTGAGTCTCTAGTAATGCATTTACAACTTGTGCTGTCTGAGGTTTTAGACCAATACGAAAGTCTTGAATACGTTTTTGAATTCTTTCCTTTTCGGAAAGTTCAGGTGGAGTTTGACTAAACTCCGAAGGTTTGTTTATTTCATCTGCCATAATATATCCCAATTAAAATCCATGGAGTCCTACTCGACTAGAAAGTTCTACACACTAGGAAATGTATATACATAACTTTCCCTTTTATCATATGTATAGTCTCTGAGGACAAAAGTATTTAGTTAAAAACCGTGTTCGGAAATGTCTTTTGTACGAACTTCTTATCAATGTTTTTGAATGGATTTACCTTGTCTTTGACTAGGTCAATCAACTCTGCTTCCTTAGCAGTAACACCTTCTAGGAGTTGAATCCACATTGCTTCTCTTCGTACAGGTGGTACCTGTTCCGTTACAAAATATTTGAACTTCTTAAATTCAAATCGTAATGCAGTCTCAGTTAAGTCAGGGCCTGGTGCTGAGTTTTCACCGTATGGTGTTTTACCTTCAGGTAGTTGTGATACAATCTTATCATCAAACAACCATTGTAATACAGGTTTTACTGCACCGTTACGGTCACTGAATACTTGTAATCCAGTGATTGCATTTTCTTCTGACTCTGCAAGAACCAAGTCTGTTTGACATAGAATCTCGTAGACATCTGCATTGTTAGTTAGTCGAACTCTCTTTTCGATGAGTTCCATTTTAGGTTTGTTAGGAGCACCCTTAGGTCTTCCTCTACCTCGTTTTTTCTCTTCTGTCATAATTTAAAATCCTCGATATTATTTAGCAATTCATTCAGACGATGTGTTCTCAAGTAGTCAAATACTTTTCCACTTGGTACATCCACATTATCAAACTCACTTAGAATTTTGTCTTCCATGTCACTAGGAATGAAATCCAAATCAATAAGAGTTTGGTTTCGTAAGTAATTACGATAGTATTTATCGTCATTTTCAATGGTGATTCTCATATACTTATCAACCATTGGTTTACGAAGTGGAGTTTGCCTGATACCTTCATCCAAACAATTGTCATTGGATAGGATGTTTGGTATACCGTCTGACTTATCACCTCTAAGGATATGTTCTTTTAGGAATGCATTAGGGTCATCACACTGAATCATTTTGTTCAGGTTAGGTGAGAACTGTTGTACACCCCTGTATTTGTGTAACTGTTGAAAGTCTTTATCACCACTCACAATAAGAATGTCTTCCTTATCACTGTAGTGTTTAGTGATGACTGCAATAATGTCATCTGCTTCTGCTTGTTCTACGTACATATACTTGTACGGAAAGTTGTCTCTGATTTCTTCTTTGACTGTTTGGAGTGTATCGAATATCATCTTCCAATCCATATCAGATGCTTCACGTGCTTTCTTTCTGTTTGCTTTGTACTGAGGATAGAAGTCACGTCTCCATGGATTTGCAGCATCGGTACATAGTACAATTTGTCCGTAGTCACCACCGTGTCTTTTTTGGTAGTTACGAACAGAGTTAATAATCATATGACGAAGTAAATCTTCAGAGATTTCACCATCGTTCATTTTAAGTTGTGCCATCAAACCAGCAATAATGGTTTGAGTAAAGTCTATTAAAATCATTTTATCACTTTTACTAATAATGTATTTTTGGTAATCAAATTGTTTCCGTCCTTTTCTTTTGACCTTGGTATCTCATCTAAGAAACCTTTAGCAATAATATTACCACCCACTACCAGTCTATCAAGTAATTGCAAATCTGTCAAGGTCTTTTCTTTACAAGTATTATATCCTGTAATACGAGAACCCTTAACTGACAATCCTCCGTTACCTGCATCAAACTGTGTAAGTTTTTTAGATGAAGTGTTGTAAGTGTAAAGCATCCTTGCACGAATAATTTCTTCAGGGTTAATCGATTCGTACTTGGTAAACTTCTGTTGGTAAGGTAATTTACGAACCATCTGTTTAGGTGTTTTGATACGAACCTTACGTACAGGTTTGTATTCTTCAACGTATGCATCCACATCTTTTTCGATGTCTTGTAAAAATTTGATGAATCGTTTACGTTGAGGTTTGGTGAGGAAGTTGTATGCCTCTTCTATTTGTTCACACCCTTCTTTGTTTTCCAGTTCCTTTATCTGTTCGTTTAATAGTCCTCGCATGTATGCAACAACCTTACCACTGTATTCTAGTTGTTTTAAATACTTGGACATGGAGAAAGAATTCTTACAGTCGTTATCTACAAACTTATCAATTTGTGCATCGACTTCAACATAAGCATCCAGTGCTTTCTGTCGCATTCTTTCTTGAATATTAACCACCTTGACTCCCTGCAAATTGGAAGTTACCTGCAATACTAATTCGTTCTGCACCTTCTTTATAGAAAGAGTGAACACAATGTTGCAACCATGATGGGAACATAATAATATCACCTACTTGAGGGTAGTGTTGATATTGTGAAAAGTTCATCCAGTTCATTTCACCGTATTTTAGTTCAAGTGAACCACCTAGTGACTGACCTTTTTGTCTGTCGAAATGATTATCCAATGCTTCTTCATAAGAGATATCATTCTTAGTGTACATTACAAATGACCACATTCCATCATGTAGGTGAGGGGGGTTGTACTCGTTTGCTTTTTGAATGTTAACCCATAGTGCATCAACTAGACATTGATTGATATCAAAATTTCCGAATTCATAACCAGTAACCTTTTCTATTCCATCACACATATTACTTAAGTGTTGATGTAGATGAGCATAGACTCTATCAGAGCAGAGGTCTGAAATATTGTATTGTTGAATGATACGTCCTGCAAGACGGTCACCCATATCACGTGACTCATCATTCCTAACAGTATCAACATGTGTTTGAAGTTCATGTAAAATATTTACATCTAATTGACCCACATAAACTGGTGGCCCAAAAGGTGCAAATACATGACCTTGTGTTTTAGTCCAATCTTCTGGCATTCCTGTATTCATAATTAATTCTTATGTAGTTTAACAAAATATTCTGCATCAACAAGTACTAAAGGTTTGGTACGATTACGTTTGATAACTACAAGAGGTTCATACCCTTTGCAATTCTCAGTTGCCTGTTCGTATGCTTTCCAAACATTTACTGCTTCTTGATTCTTACATTCTACACTATAAGGGAAGATTTGTCTAGTCTGTTTTCCCATAATGATGTCCTCACCTTGAGAACCCATTGGACGTGACTCTATATCTTCTTCGTCTGCACCTAGTGTTTCAACTAAAAGACTCGCAAACCATTGTTGTAGTTTTCGTCCCTTAGCTTTCGCTGAACTTGTTTTCATAATCTTCAGGGTTGGGTGATTTTTGTCTTAGACATTCGTAAGGAATGTAGAGGTCACCTTCTTCTTCAGGAATGTAAAGGTGATTAATCATTGAACGGTTACAAGTGTCGATTGCATCGTAGACACTCTCCACTAAACTTTCTCCACCCAAGTTAAACGAGGTGTTGAAAATAATAGGAGTCCCAGTTCTTTCTCCAAACTTTTTAATTAGATTGTAGTAGACTGGATTGCCTTCTTCGGTTACGGTTTGAATTCGACACGTACCATCTGCATGAACGAGAGAAGGAATCTCTTCGTATGCTTTGTCTTTAGCTTGAATTGCAAAAGACATGTAAGGTGAACCGTGTTCTTCTAATTGCAACATATCAAAGTATTCACTTGCATGTTCTTTAAGAACACTACATGCAAAAGGTCTGTAGTCTTCTCTCTGTTTGACCTCGTTGACAATTTGTTTTGCTTCAGGATGACGTGGGTCAAATATGATGGAACGATTTCCTAATGCACGTGGGCCCCATTCAGACTGACCTTGATAGATTGCAACGATTTGTTGGTCATCAATGAGTTGGTCTAAGACCTCATCCATATCACGAATAATATTTGTTACAATCATTCTTCTTCTCCATTTAATGTTTCAGTTACTTCCTCAACGATTTTATCCTCTAAGTGTCTTGCAAGATTTAATGTAACTCCAACTGCAGTTCCACCATCGTGTGCAATAGGGTCAACGAAAAATTCTACATCAGGGAATCGTTGCATGTACTTATAATTGTTTGTACAGTTCAACGAGTAACCGCCTGAGAGGACGATTTTCTTAAGGTCAGGGTTTAGGTCTAATGCACGTTGAATAATTGCACAGGAGTGTTCTAAGGACTCCAGTTCACATTGTTGTGCTACTGTATGTCTAGAAAACACATTGTCTGTAATCGGTTGAGGTGCATAAGATGCCATACCCATAACCTTACCTGCTGCACGACCTTTTGTATCACATCCTAATGCATAGGACAGATTACTAAAGTTCATACCACATGAGGGTAGGGAAGTGAACACTGTTGGTACACCTTCAATCTCAACTTCTAAATCGTCAGGACAATCCAAACAATTTTCTAACATGTTAACAAACCCATCAGCTTTCCACTCACTTAATCCTCTATGATTAGAGAGTCTTTGCCATTGTAACTTGGGTTCTGTGTGTTTAGAATCGATACGATAGATGGATTCAATTTCTTGATAATTAGGATAACGTTCATAGTGTCTCATGGCACCACCACCGTCCCATGCGATTGCAATCACTGGTTCATCGTCTGCATACCAAGGTGAGAAATAATATCCACACTCTGCATGATACAAATGATGTTCAGTTTCAAAATGATATTTGTCCACTCCAAGTTGTTGTGCCATCTTGTCATGGATAGTGTTATCACCGTCTAGTAGTTCTTCCTTAATCGTAATACGAGGTTTTGCACCTTTAACATTGAACTCTTCCATGATAAGTTCAAGACGACTACGAGTTACTTGTTCGTGTGCAAAGGCATTTGCAATATCGATTTGTAGTCTACGGTCTTGTTTAACTTCTTCAGATAAACCTAAGAGAAGAACTCTACGGTCAAAGGATGCAAATGCAAGGTGTTCAGGTGTTTCAATACCACGTTGAACAATGGTTAAGAGTTCTGCTTCACTCTCTGAAGGTGACCAATACTTGTCACGTCTGTGTCTTTCTTCTTCCCACACATTCGTAATCTCACCGTCTTTAAAGGTAACAATCGAAGTATCGTGTGAAGAATTAATCGCAAGAATTTCCATAATATATTTTCCTGTTTTATTTTATATAGTTATTTAGGAGTCCGAATATTTTCTTTCCAGTTGCTCTATTGTTACCAAGTCATCGTCAATAAACATATTAATGATGTCTCGTTTACCTTGTTTCCATCCTGCAAACCAAGAACCTCCTGCACATGCAAGAATAAAAACAGCGTGAATTAAAATTAAATCTGTGGTCATATACCATTCTCCCAATCGATGTCATCGTCATCCTTATTACGTTTAGGAAACGACAACTTATCTTTGTATTTATCCCAGTAAAATGTTACCACTGCATACAACCCAGTAAGTATCATCACCCAAAATAAAAGTGTAAATATTAAATGATACATGAAAAGAGGAAAGTTCCAAAACACATCCCACATACTATTCTCCTTTAGCGAAGTGTAACCTTCGTTCTACTATTTCACGAACATCTTTTTCTTTGTACCAAAGTCCACTAAACATTTGTGTGGAATCAGGCCATTCAACGATGTATCGTTTATACCCATAAGGACGTTCATAAAAAATACGAACATCCCCATAACTTTCTACTAATACTCTCATGATATTGTATTAAATAAATTCCTTAATAAAAAGAATAACCCTGCACCGTTTAAAATAATCAATGCACGGTCATTCCATAAGACGGACACTACTAACCATAGGACGATGCCGATGATGGACATGACTAGGTCATAGAGTTGAAACCCTTCGACTCCTCGCATCGACATTGCAACCAAAACAAATGCAGATGCAACCCATTTAAGATACCAGTCTAAGGTATACTTAGGAGTTGCAGATTTAAATATTCGTGGGGATTTTAATTTCCCAATCTGTTCTTTTTGTTCTTCTGTAAATTCTATTTTTGGCACGTTACCTCCAACGTCTTTGCTAACCAACTAGGGTCAATCGCAAATGCAATTATTAAAATAAACATGGTGACGAGTGTCACCATGTTTAGAAAGAACCATAGGATTGCTACGATATTCGTAAAACCTTTCCATGCAAAATCAAGCACCAGTCAACTCCTTAAAGTAAGTGTCATGGTCATAATCCAAGTCATAATTCTCTTGAATATATTCTGCAAAGTGGTCTGCTCTCATATTTAAACGTTTACCGTTTATTTGTTTTGATGTTACGACTAGGTTGTCCATGGTAGTTTCACCACCAAGTGAATGTAACACATAGTGGTCTCCTACTGCACGGTCAAGTGTCAAAGGCACTCCAGTCCAAAAACACTTACCACCTTGTTCAGTCAGTCTTTGACTTTTCTCTTCGTCAGTAAAGGCACGCTTACCATCTTTTTTTGTGATACCCCACTCTTTAGGAGTGCAGGTATCTAGTACTTTTTTAATCGTCCCAATTGCAACTGCATTCTTACCACCAAACAATTGTTTGAAGGGTTGCATGACAGCAGCTGGGGGTGCATCATCGGAATTCTCTGCCTTCTCTGCAGTCCACATGGTTTCTTTTTCAAAAAGTCTTTTCGTCATGCAACTCCAGTCGGTATAAATCTTGTCGAATTGAAGACCAAACTTAACAGGGTCTAACGAAACTGTTGGAGTGAGTTTTCTTCCAGTGCCTTTACCTGTGATGTCAATCAGTGACACTGCATAACACACCATTATCAACGAAACCATAGGCGACAAACGTTGTCTGTTAGGATAGTTCGAAATAATATTGAGTGCAAGGTTAAGAATCTGTCTGATAAGTTTTTCATCGGTATAGTTTACTGCAAAGATACCACCACTTTTTTGAATTTCCTTTACCCACTTGGTTTGCATTGCTTGTGAGGATATACCTTTTTTCCAATCTTTACCGTATGAAAACAAGTAACACAAGTTCTGTAACCATTCGTCCACTTCCATTCTACCGTTGAGTTTAAACCCTTTAGAGAAATAGTTGAGTGTTTGTTTGCCGTTTCTATCGGTGGTTCTCTGAAACAGAGGATGCACAAATTGTGAATACTGTGCAAGACCATCGTCTCTTGCAGTGTTACGAACAAAGTCAGAATACACACCCAACACGGCGTTTCGCATTTCTTGATGATTCATGGTATTGACATTGTTCAGAATTTTAATAAACAAGTTAGACGTTTCTTGGTCGTCTAAATTAACATACCACTTACAAGATATCTCATAGTTGCGAATTGCATCCTTGACTTCATCAGGAAGTTCAGAATACAAGAGACCACTATAGTCTGTGTTTCTAAAAATAGTTTTAGGTGCAAGAGGAAACCCATCCTGCATATAGTCTAGGGGTGCAGAGGTTCTCTGTTGCCCATCGGTGAGTTCAAACCTCAGTGGACTCATCACTCGAATGTGAATTTCAGGAATGGACTTGTATCCTTCCTCTAAAATAGTTTTAAGGACTTCCTGTTTCCACGGTACCGAAGCCACCTTTTCACGCTGGTAGGTACGTACACCTGTGAAGAAGTTTTTCTCTTTGAAACAAGAGTCGAATAACCAATCGATAGTCACTCCACCCTTAATAAAAGTCGAAGTCCCCTCATCGAAGGTTGGTTGAAATTCCGTGACAAAGTTTTCTTTGTCAGGGTCTAGTACATAGTTATGTTTTGTCATAAGCAGTCCTCCATGGACGTTTTTAAATATGTTGTTGTCTTAAGAACCTTTCTTAAATTTAACATATTCGTTATTAATTATATTCATTATACACAATAATGGGTGTAATGTCTAGGGGAAAAATAAATAAAAGATGAATAAACATCTAAAAGAAGTCGGAATGTCCTATATGGTACACCTAGTCCACGCTTGGAAAATTGCAGGAATATTAATCATTCACGGAATATTCCCCAGTATATACACTCACAAAGCAAGGGACTTAATTAATCAGACT